TGGGCGACAGTAATGGCCTGCCTCTGGAAAAGCCGACGCTGCAGGAAATGGTTGATGCAAATGCGTATATGGCAAAGCTAAACGACATCGACACTGAGGAAGGCTCAGCCACCCCTCATGCATCCTTTCCAATGTTTGATGAGGATTCGATCGTTAAAGCCTTTCTGGCAATGCACGCAAATTAAAAGGGGCCGGCATGCGACACGAAAAGCCCTATTTTTGTCCGCTAATGAAGGTGTACTTTCTGAAAATCCAGTCAGGCGAGCAAAGCTGCGAGATACGCCCCGTTCGCCGTGGCTGGAACCAGAATAACATTTACCCAGGAAGAGAAATTACATTCTCCAATGGGTATGGAAAAAATGGCCGGGTCACCAAAAGGATCCGCAAGACCGAAAAAACAAAATGCTTGAGCTCTATTGGTATTGAGCAATGGCACATCGATGCTGTACTGAAGATATATGGCTCCTCAAGCGATACAGAATGGCTTGTGGCACATATTGACGACCAGCAGCACCAACTTCAGACGGGAGTGAATCCAAACCATGGATGACATCATCAATCGACACCCGGTAAACAAGCAATCAGCTATAGTTACCAGTCAAGGGGAGTGCTATACCCCAAACAAGAAGATTCAGACATCTGATTCAGACACCCCTCTGAAGACTGCGCCATTGCCTCAAAAGCCTGGGCGCAATTTTCTGGATTTGACGGGTGTGCGTCGCGGACGACTAACTGTCATAGGCTTATCGGCTGATCAAAATAACCGGTGGGTGGCTCGCTGTGATTGCGGCACGTATACACTAAGAACCGCTCGCGCCATTAAGAATCCTGCCAACACTCAGGATCGATGTGAGCACTGTCGCCACCTTGCATTCCTTAAGCGGGAAGAATTTTACCGGCGCACAGGCAAGAACAGGGATATCAAAGATTTCTGATCAGAACCGCCCTGATTTCCATTGTTTTACAAACTGCAGGAATTAGGGTTTAATTTGACGTTAAATGTCGGTAGTTATTGATAAAAACAACTCTAAGATCAGTTTCGACCAGGCAAAAGAAAAGGCCGCCGAGGCGACCTTTTCGAAATGATTGCTTCATCTTCGCTAACAACTTAGATGAAGCGGCGACTGAAAGTTTTACCAGAACTTTCGGTCAAGACAGTAAGACTCAACCATGCGCTCCAATCGACATGAATAGAATATGACTGCTTAGGCAATTCTATTCAGCGTCAGCGCTATTTGCAACTTTTTGAATAGTAAAAGTGCTAGAAAATGGATAGTTTGCCAACAGAAAACCGCGTACAGGTTCGGGATTTCGACCCATCTATACACGATTTAAACCAGATAACCTTGTACCAGGGGCGCAAGCCGTATGCGTACAAGGGCCTCCATCTCAAGACTTCCAATCGTCGCTACAATGACGACCAGGAAGGCTATCTTGCAGCCTTTGCCAGTCATGTTATAGCCCACAGATCAGAGCAAGCCGGCTATGATATCCCTGCTCAGCAGCAAGACCTTATCAACGCGGTCACTGAGTACTGGGACAATCCCGACATCTGCCCGGAACTGGCATACCACCTGAAGCGAAACAAGAATGGGCGCTACCGACTGAAGCGCAGTGAACTTCGCTTCATGCAATGCAAGATCATGATGCTGCTAATCGCCCATACAGATTTCGGAACATGGCAAGTCGGCACACCGATGTACAAGTATGACAATGGCTTCATACATACCAGCGTGCGAGATTTGGCCGAGGTGGCGCTGGAAGTCACAGACCTTGGTGATATCACCAGCTCGTTTAAAGAGGCATGGCGTGACCTGTCACGCTCAGGATTCCTGACGCAAATACGAAATAGCGTTTTGGATGAATCGGGCCACTTCTGGAGCAGGCCTGCTACAAAGGTGGTTACACGCCGCCTGGTACTCCAACTGACTATGTCAGAAGCCAAGTTATGCGAATTAGAAGCATGGTCCACGGCTCGCATACGCGCACAGAGAGCTTCATGGAAGAAATCCCACAGTCGCCAGGCTGATGCGCAGAAGCAGCGTCAATCAGGCTTCTGGCGCATGCTGATGCGCGACAAGGGCCATGCCCGCGACACGCTGAAGCTCATAGGTTCAGAACTCAAGAAACTATCATCCAGTCTTAAGTCCAGGATCCCGGACAAACCCCCGTCTTGGTATAGATCGATCATCGATCAGCATCACCCGTGGAGAAAGCAGCCGGCATAGCGCCGGACGTCTTCCTTTTGCCTAAAGACGCCGATCGCGTTCCACTTTTTACATTTTCTTAGCCTGCCTTCGCAAAAAAACCAGCGCACCGCCCCCCCTTCCTGCGCCCTCCCCTCCCTAAATCAATGTTCCAGCCTCTAGGATCGGCCCTAAAAAATTTCCCATGGGAAAAAACGCCCTTAAAAAACACTTCGAATAAATTAAGTCGATGGTTTTTTGAATATGTAATCCGCCTTGATTAAAAGTCAGCAGTACCTAAGAGAAGTCACCCATACCCCAAAGAAGTCATTCGGCTTTCATTTAAGGCAGACCTCACAGTAATACTCTGGGGATACATCAGTTACACATCAGTAATTCATCTGTCACGCCGTTGGGTATGCGCGGCAAAAAAGCGAAGTATCCACAGATTTAGTGGATAAGCCTGTGGAACACGGCTATAACAATGCAATCTACATAGGAACGATGGGCGTTTATATTTCCGCTAATAGATTGTTAACAGGTAAATGTGAGGGAACAATGGTCCATACAGGCGACGTATGGGCCATTGCTTGGGGTGAAGGGGAAGGGTGAAAGGCTATTCGTAATACCCGTACGTGGGTGCTGAAGGGAGGTCATCCACTCCTTCGGAAGGATCAAATTGACTCACCTTGGGCATACCCCCTGGGGTGCTTACGATGGGGAGAGTTGTAGCATTAATGCCGACTGCGCTCTCCAACAATTTTTTAAAGCCGATCAAATCATCCGCATTTTCAGGGTTGGCCAGGCTATCCAGGATATCGTCTGGGATGAATAGCGCGCACTCCTTTGCCATGTCTGCAAGCAAGCCGGAACGACGACTGTCGCGACCCTGTGCAGCGTCAAGCAATGCCTTAGTTTCCTCAAGCTCAGCCATCACTTCTGCATTAATCAGCATCTGGCCTTCCAGGCCGGTCCGGTAGTGTTCGGCTTCATTCGCGCTGCTGGCATAAAAAGCCTGCAATGCACCGGTAGCCACGCCTTCGTCCACACCCAGGTCAACCATGCTATCGAGGACCAGCTGGGCGCGTTCAGCCTCACTGTCCTGTGCTGCACTGTCCAATACGTATGGACGATTAGAGGAGAACAGCGGCTGCCTTACATAGTCAAAGCCCGCCAAATCGCTGATCAACGTATTCCCTCTGTATACGCCGCCATCACACGCCCAGGAAAAGCCCCCGATACCGCTTTCGAACAAGCTCAGCGTTTTTCGACCTTCCAGGTTGTCGGCGATCTCCTCAACATGCGTCAAATTGCCGTCATCATCAATATCAATTGCAGTACATACACATGCAGGAACCGCATCGACCAAGATATGCCCGCCACCAGGCGTTGGAACCATGACCTTTTCGTCCAGGTGCATTTTGCCGGCATGCTCACGCAGGTAATGCCCGAAATATCCCACCAACTCACGCTTGCGTAGTCTCTCTTGCACAGCGGGGCTCTGAATTACCTTGCGGACATTATCCACCAGGTAATTGCGTTGTTTGCTGGTGGTGTGTTCTCGCTGCTGATCCAGGATGTTAAATGTGACCTTGAGTGTTTTGAGTGGTTTAGGCTTCATGTCGACCCTCCATAAGATCGGCCACTGTGTTGTAGATGATGGTTTTAATCTCTTCCCCTGCAGCGCTATCCATCACCTGATCGTCATCGTCCGTTTCAGGCTTATTGCGATTGAATAGCTGTTTAAAGTCATCCTCCTTCATCTTCAGCATTTCAGTGAAGATGTGGTTTGAAACGTCTGGCACAGAGAAATTCTTCCATTCGGGATCCAGTATTTGCATGAGCGTAACAACAGACGTTGCAAAGTTGATTCGGCTTTCGCGGGCGCTGGCTTCCTCTTGCTCAATGGCGGTATTGAGGGAGTTGAAGAGAATCTTCCAGGGGCGCGTTTCAGGCGTGTAAATCTTGCCGTGCTTGGCGAATACATGGATCTCAATCAGGCGATGCATCGCGTTTAAGACAGCCTGGCGTATCAGATTTGCCTTAATGGCTGCCACAACAGACATTCGGAAAAAGCCGCCTTCGCCCAATCCGCCTGCCATATCGTCCGTGAATCCGAGTAAGGATTTATCCACGCCTAGCGCAGATGCCAACCGGTTAACGTGAAAGTTAACGTCTTCAATTGCCGATACGTCTACAGATGAGTCTTCGGTATGAATATCCAGGCGAGCAGATCCCGTAGACATGATCGGAATCATGTGTGTATTGACGGTATTTACGTACCCCTTACTGAGGGCGCGTTTTGCTGCCGCTTCGGCTTTTCGGCGAATCTGAGAGGCCAATGTGTTGTAGTACTTGGCCATGCTGGTCGGGTCTTCTTTGCCGATATTGACGCCAACAAACCGGTCTTTTTTGGATGCATTTCGGCGTGCCAGGTTAAGTGCAAGCACCGCCTCAATTAGATCTTTCCAGGGGTCATAGGCCGTTTGTATCAGCGAGGATCCGTAGTTCTGTGTTTCGATAGGCTCTTCGTTTTCAAAATCGTCACTATCAATATCGAAATCAACTGGGCGCATTCTGACAGGTTCTATATCGGTGCGAACGGTCCAGCGAGGTATTTTTACCGGGACAAATTTCCAAGGCTGCATCAAGGGCACCATGCCACGATCTCTGGCTTGCTGGTAGCGGCTGGTATATCCCGCCAGCACGCCAGCACGCTCATATTCTTTGACGTGGCGGGGATGGGTGTAGAAATCATGCCGGATATTAACAATCCCTTTGCCCTGTTTTACGTATGGGCGAAGGTAGGTAACACCGAGCTTTGCGGCTTGGTATCCCCAAGCGGCGGCCTGCGCGTTAAAGATGTCTTTGAATGTGTTTCGGATATCTTCCACTACCGGATTGCTCTCATCGCCAGTAGATTCGATGAACACAACTTCCCCGGAATCTGTTCGGGCGGACAGGGCGTGCTGAACCAGCATGTTGAGGGCAGAATCTATCGTGGGATCCCGGGACATCACCTCTAACGTCAGGTAGCCCTCTATGCGACCTAACGGAAATCCTTCGATCAGTTTTTCTCTATCTTCTTTATCGTCAGGTGTTGCACCGCCTGACAGGTCGTTCAGATGCGAAACAATCTTATCTAACGAACTGTCAGGGCCGAACAGGGAGTCGAAGTCGTTCGTTGCGGCCAAGTTTTCGGATGAAAGATCCTGGTCGTCGGGCGAAAACCCAGGGAACAGGCTTGAGAGCTTATCTATCCAGCCGCGTTTTTTGGTTTTTGCTTTTGATGTGTCTTCGGTCATTGGTCGCACCCATAAATTAGGGTTTGACTATATCCGGCAGGGAAGGCGAGGCGCTTCTAAAAAAGTTTTGTGTATGAGTGAGGCGGGCGGAAAGTGCCTTGCATGATCAGGGGGGTGCTCCTGGCTCAGCCATTTGGCTTGGTGCTCCCTGACTAGTCCCGATCATGCAAGGGCTTAATTAATGGCTGAAAATATTGTTCACATCTTTTTGAATGGCAAGCTCTTCCATGGCTTCATCCACCAGCACGAACTCTATAGAACCATCTGAGGATTCGAGTATGTGTCTCTGATCCATCTGGGCGCCGCGGTCTAACTGTGCCTCGCTGTATGACCAGGCAGCCAGCAGGTTTAGTTCAACCTGCTCATACTGCATAGATTCAAGCCACTCTGCATCAACATGGTTTTCAAACCAATCAAGTTCTGCATCGATAATGGCTTGCTTGAGCGGCCACCAGTAGGGTCCATACGCGCGATAGCGGAGCGGGTCGCGCTTCAGTAGCGTAACCACACCATTTAAAAACTTACCCTTAAATTCTTCGATGGTCTGACTTTCGGTTGCTTCCTGCAGAAGCGGACTAAGCTGTTCCGGTGTGGGCTTTATGATACTCATGTCTTGAATGCCTCGTATTGATTGCCCGCCAGTCTATGGCGGCTCAATGATCGAGCGCAGCAATAATTGTCTATTGGTGCGCGCTGTAAAATTTCCCATGGGAAATTATTAATCATCGATTTTCCATTCTTTGATTTTCTGGGTTGTGGCGCTGTCTTCGTTCCTGGCCTTTTCTATATCGTATTCCGATTGCCATTTCATCCAATCTTCCGCGGTGTATCGGTGGCCCGTTGCCTGCTCCAGTCGTACCGCCATGGAAGGTGTCATGTCTGAAGCGCCACTCACAAGACGGCTTATCGTTGATGGACTTACACCTAAATCGCTGGCGGCCTTATTTATCCCGAGCCCAGCAGGAATGAGAACGAGGTTCTGGAGGCGCTTGCCTGGGTGCTCTCTCTTATATGACAAATTGATCATCTCTTTTTGTGATTTCATATAGTGCAATATATTTAAGTATTGCGTATTGCGCAATAGGAAATACCTGTATATATTAAACCTACACTACGCGGCAGCATGCTGCCAATCGAAAACGTCTGATTGTTGCAGGCAATAAAAGGGATTTAATCATGGCTAATTCAGAATCAATCACATTCGAGGCAGCGTTGCGCGTCGCATTCTCCGATACATTTCGCGAATGCATGACGGACTTTATTCACCAGTGCGAGATGAACCATATCTCGAAAGGCGGACTCCGCCCAAGCATCGGCTTGCAGACAGGGATTGGCATTCTGATGTCTGTAAGCCGCTCCCAAGACTTAGCTCTGAAATATCTTGATGCGGTAGGCAATGTTGAGATCGACTTGAATGGAGATATTGAGGATCAACTGGATCATCACTTCGATAAACATTTCGAAAGTTGCCCAGATAGTCCTATTGCCCACCTGGAGGATGACTCATATCACCATGCTGCAGCTATTGCACGGCTAGTTGAGCATGTTCATGAGTACACCCAGCACACTGAATTGTACAAGGCTGTACAGCGCGATCCCGCGTTTCGCGTACGAGTGAAGGAGAAATAATACGATGATCACCATTAAGAACGAACGTATTGCAGTCACTGTTTCGAAGGCGGCATTTGATGCCATCCTGAGCACAAAAAAGGACATCATCCACAAACACAGCAATGGCGATTCCTGCGTTGAAACTGCTCACGACCAGACGCGCGGTCACTTTCTTGATCGAGCAATGCGAGTGATCGGAAACACCAGCGAACTAAGTCTGATCAAAGATAACGAAGTCTCGGACGAGGAGGTCGAAGTCTTGGCACAGCAGATCGCGATACTGCGCTATTTGGATGAGCATGGGAAATACAGTGCGGATGAAACAATGATGCGTGGCTTAGGCGGGCACCGGATGTCCCTCGGGATGTCGCTAGACTGGTCGAATGCATTGAAAGCTGAAGTGTTTCAGAGCGATCTGGACGCCGCCAAACATTCTATTCTCACTATGCGAGAGACGGAGATGCGATACAGATCAGGACAATCAAACGGACACGGGATGGTGATTGAAGTGATCGGAAGCCTCCCGGAACAAATTGGACTGTGCAGAGTGCAACGAAACCGCTTGTTAGCTAACGATTGTATTTTCTGACCGGACACCCTAGACCTTGCCCCTAAAAACCAAAATCACGATTAGATAGGTGATAAATATGAAAAAGATTAGCTTTGAGGACTATGTATCAGACGTGCTCGACCTACAAGTAGGTTTAATGAGCGAAAAGCAGATTGCTGAGGCTCGCACTGGATACAACAAGTTATTTGCGCCGAAGCCTGTCGTTGCCAAACACAGACTGAGCAACGTCAAAGTAGCTGAACTGAGAAAGATGATTGAGCACTTCGTAAGTTCACAAAAAATCGCCATAGAGCGCAACAGTGATAAAGACTTAACTATTGTAAAAACCTTCATCGCCGAAGCAGAAAAAGCACTGGCAGGTCGTGCAGAAAAAGCAGAGCTTCTGAAGCTAATTGATCTGAATAGCGAAGCAAGCCGCTCACTAGCTGCACAATAAAAGGAAATGCACATGAAATTCAGGAAATTTATTGGCGGATGCGCACTAGCAGGAAAGCAAGTAGTCGCATACGACAGCGAATGCAAAGGCCAATCGATTGTTATCATTGCCGCCGAAACCGTCGGTGGTAATCCCGTTCGTTACCAAACTGAAAACGGCCTCGGCAAAAAAGAATGGCGGACAGTGAGTGAAAAGCGGCTAACGCTTGATGAATATGATGATTTTATCGACACAGTGAGTGAAAACGCATCCAGCAGCCAAGATGCAGGCACTGTGGTTCGCGCGCTTGTTGAATTAGGATACCCAAGCGAGTTGTTCCACAACTAACCAAAAAGGCTCTGGAAATCAGGGCCTTTTTAATATCCGCTCAGTAATGAGTATCAGGAAGCACCACAGACCGAGATTCGATCACTATGACAAAGAATACCTCTCGCCCAGTTAATCATCTCAAAACCGCCAGTGAGATCTACCCCCGTGCGTGGAAACAATGCGACGAACTTAGAGGCATGCGAGGGCAATCACTCCCTCACTGGCCTGCATGGTGTTTCCTGCCACTGGCGGGCTGGTACTCCGTAGTGTCAGCAGACGCGGGACTCAACTCTCTGCCACCCTATCTAGCAGAGGATATATCCCGCCTAGCTGCACTCGGTGCCTGGCGTGTAACGCAGGGTATTTATCAATTTGACGAGGATCTGCAACAAGCAATTTGCGACACCGGCATTTCAGGCGAGATCCCTGTCGATGTTCTACTGCGCCTACCGGAATGGTCGCTGTATATCGAAACACCGGGGATGGAATGGGGTGGATCGGAACTGTACGGTTTCTGGGTGCATCTTGAGCACGACGCCAACACCGAGCGCAAAGAGCTGCGCCTGCTGCTGGATAATGAAGATGCGTTGGAACCCGTAATTCTGCATCTGGGGCCGTGGACAGTGACCGAAGCGGTTGATCGGATGGCATCCGAAGCAAAGCGCAACGCTGAGATGCTTGCCGCCAATATGCCTGATATGGCGCATAGTGAGGACTGGGTGGCCGAACTAGCCACTCACGTCCAGCCGCTATTGGGGATGGTGCTATACCTGTGCAGTGACGAACCAGAAGTGGTAGATCGCCGCGTTCCGGGAGCTCTACCGCAACGGCCACAGCCGAAACGCACAAAGAAAGGTTACCGACTGTTCCCGCCGAATGCGCCACGGCTTTGGAATGTAGGCGATGCATTAGGTGACGTGATTCGTAGTAGCCGCCGAGATGATTCACTTGCCGATAGCGAGCGAAAATCGCCGCGCCCTCACCTACGTCGCGCACACTGGCACGGCTACTGGACCGGGCCACGCGAAGGCGAGCGTAAATTCATATACCGCTGGCTACCGCCTACACCAGTGGCCGCAACGGAGTAACAGATGCCCCCAAACGATTCGATGCTGCAGCAAATAAGCCTATTTTAAGAAATGGAGAGCGCTATGAAGCCACCACTGAACAGCTCAAGTCCTGCGGCAACGATCGCAATCGGTACGCTGACATCTGCAACGGAAATTAATAATAAGGAACCCTCTATGCCTGAAAAATACATTAGCTTTAACTACAACTGGCAGAGCGCTGACGTTGATATCGATCTCAATCGACACAGTGTACGAGCGCATTTGGCTGCGCTTATTCGCGGCTATGGGTCCAGCACAGAGAGCCTGGTGGTGGACTTTGTGAACGGCACCTTCCGCTTTATCAGCCAGTACGACAGCGTGCAGGCTGCATGGCAAAGACTCGATAGTCGTCAACAGGGATTTGTGGAGGCGTTTCGATCTCTAACGACTCAGCCCCACCTAGACGTACGCGCGCCAGATTTTCCGCAGACCTGGTTCAGAAGTGTAGTTGCCGCCAAGTTCCGCCAGCTTAGGGATCAAGCAGAAATAGACCAGCGGGTTGAGAAGCTACCTATCGAAGCTCAGGCTGCGCTGGCCGAACAGGCTGAACGGTTGATCCGAACAGAGGTTACCGCCGGCCCAGAAAAGGCTTGGACTATTCGCGTGTACGATGATGAGTAGCGATCCATTTGACGGCATTGCTGAGAGCGCCAAGATTCGCCGTCAGATGCGCGAGCTCTGCGACTATCCGACTCGGAGCTACAAGCTAAAGTTCATACGGTGCATGGAATTGGTGCATGCCCACCTGGGTCAATTGGGCTCAATTCTGCGCGAGAAAGACCGGGAGGTAGCACGCCTGAAAGACCTGCTAGGCCAGCGTGGTGAAGATCCGTATACCCGAGTGTCTGAGCAGCTACCACCACTGGATGTGCCGATCGTGGTTTGGGATGACTATAACAAGTGCTTCGACGCTATCCAGCTAAACCCCGGTGCTTTCTGGGGAGATAAGGAGGCAGAACTAAGAGCCTACTTGAGTAAGCACCATTACACCCACTGGCAACGCCTATCCCGACCCACTGATGTCATGAACACCATGACAAACCGGCTGGTGGATTAACATAAGCCAAAAGAAAGGGGGTGCTTATTAATCACCCCCTTTGTGGTCCTTTTTTAACTCAGAAGTTCGTAAAGGCGCTGCAGGTCAACATGCGCCGGCACATACCACCACGCCCCACTAAAGCCCTCCTGATCACAACAGAACTGTGCGCCATACTGGCTTTTGAGCAGTTCCTTGTTTCTGAACAGTGTGCCCGACTTTCCATAGTCATCCTGCAGGAACAGATAACCGAATTTCGACAAGGTTTTACTACGTCGATAACGCCCGCGACCCGCGATGGTTAGTTCTGCGCTGTTATAGCGCACTGCCAGGCCAAGGCGCTTAAATGCCTCGCTAATATGGCCCGGAACCTCTTTGAAGTCCGGGTCGTTGCGCAAGTCCTCTTCAGTCTGTCGTATGCGTTCTGCTTTGGCTTCATTTCTTCGCAGCTCTAGCTCTGCAAATACGCTATCCAGATACTGGCGAGTTACCAGAGAAATGTCCTGATGGTTATCTCCTACGGCATAGAGCATGTTTTCAATTTCATTCTGAATGTGCCGGCGCTCTTGAATAAAACGAGTGTACAACGCTTCATCACCGGTTGTGCCGTTGTACGTCTGCATTTCTGGCTCTTTGCTGAACGCATCCCAGTATGCCGCTGCTTTCTCGGTGATCTCAGCTGCAGTGAGCTTTGTCCCGTAGTTGGCGACTTCTTCGCGCCACATGCTGCCAAAGAAGACCGGCATAACCTTGGTGAGCGTCCAGATAGAAGGGTCGTTGCTGCGGGTCATGTCCAGATACATCAATGCCAGCTCTTTGCGTAGATTCTCATCACTGGGATCCGGCAATACCAACTGGTTTATATCATGAGCATCACCCTGAGCCGCAATCAGCTTGCCAGCACTATCACGGAACAGATACCCGCCATAAGACGCCAGCTTTATCTCGCTCTTATGGGTGATCAGTAAATCCTTGTCGTATTCAGCGAGATTCGCGTACTCCATAGGCGTAGACAACATCTGTCGTACCTGGATGTCTTCATCGCTTAGTTCAACCGGTATTAGGTCTTCCTGCAGCAATGCGATGTCTACGGACTGTTCATTACGCCCATAATGAAAACGCCCAATGACCGCCTCTACGGTGATTTTGCGCTCTTCCAGATCAACAGACTTGATGCGCAAAATATTGGAGCTTCCATCTGCATTGCGGCGCTCAAGATACTGGCCTTCATGAACAACCGATGCGGTGTTCCCGATGTTACGGGTGATCGCGTTCAATGGGTTGTTGATCAGCGCTTCACTGAATGGCAGTTCATTCTGACGGGCTTTGGCTTCCAGATAGCCGCGGCGCTGCTTGATCTTGCTCTCCAGGTTGTCACGGATCTCATCCCACTTGGCATCCAAGGCGCTCAGGGCGCGCTCCGTCGTGCTTAGCGAGTACTCCGCATCCTCAACCTTCTTCTGCAGTTCTGCATCATCCGGTTCGTCCTTAGCCTTCTGACGAATGCGCTCCAAGCTTGCGCGGCGTCTCTGCTGGCGCTCAGTCAGGGTGGCGTGTTCAGCATCCTTGTCCGCTTCCAGGCTCTCCAGCTGACGCACAGCATAGCTGAGCTGACTGAATTGGTTGATGGTCGCGTTATCCTGCTTACGGCGCTTCTCAGCCTGTTGCTGGGCCAGTTTCTCCAGGCGGCGGGCTTTCGCTGCTTCCGGGTCTGACTCCAGCATGTCGAGGTAGTCATCAGCAGCGAAGGCATTCGCGTTGCTGGCTTCTACATCCTTGCCGTTCAGGATGTCGCGCATCCAGTTGGATTTTTGTTTCAGCAGGTTCAGACGGAACTCATCAAACGAGCCTTTGCCCATGTAGTAATACAGGGAGACACGTTTGGCGGTGTTGCCCTGGCGCACACCGCGACCGTTACGCTGCTGAATACTGGCTGGAGTCCAGGGCAAGGTCAGATGATGAATCGCGGTGGTGCCCTTCTGTAGGTTTACCCCCACTTCTGCTTTCTTGTTACAGATAACGATCTTGAGGCTACCACGGTTGTAGGCGTCGGAGATCTTCTGCAGCTTCTTGCCCTTGGCCGCTTCACCGTTGATGATGCCGATCTCTTTGCGGTCGATCGGCAAGTGATGCACCAGGAGGCGCGCAATCTTCTCATGCTGGGATTTCTCCTCAGTGAAGATGATCTGCTTACCCCCGGATTCATGTTCAGACAGCAGCTTCTGCATCAGCTTCGCATATTTTGGTGTCAGTGGGTGTGATACCTCAGAAAGCTCAATGCTCACGCCCGGCATACGAGAAACGATTGCATCCTCAAACGCTTCCGGCACCACCAGCGTCATAGGATCCGCCTGGGCATCTAAGGTGTAATCAAACTCAACCGTGGAGTTGACGTTCTTACCCTCTTCCTCATCGTAGATCTTAACCTTGACGGTCTTCGGCACCTCCGTCAGCAGCTTTTCCAGATTGGCGCGATACTTGGCCGGCACCCGGAAGGTCATCGTGTGGTTATACAGGTCCATGTCGGTGGTTACGCGGTCCATATCACGGATCACGCTGAACATGGATATCTGTTTTCCTTTCTGCTGACTGCGTGGTTTCGCGGCTTCTTTAGCGAGCTCACGCAGCTGTTCGTACAGTTCCTCCTGCTCATCGCTCATGTCTACGAATTCATTGGATTCAGGCGCGTCTGGAAGCTCCAGACCCACGTCATCCGCATTGCGCAGCAGCGTATAGCGGTGGAACAGGTTGCGTAGACCATCCAGGTTCTGGAAGCCCACCAGGCCATCGGAGTCCACCAGCTCGCCCGATACTTTCTGGCGGGTAACGGTTTCCACCTTGCCGAACACGCGCACAAAGTCGTCGGCGGTGTAGACGCCGTAACGTTCGAACTCCTCCACCGGAATTAGCAGGGACAGCATGTTGTAGATCTCCAACGGACTATTGGTGATCGGTGTTGCGGTTAGTAGAACAGGGCCGCGACCGGCGTTCTGGTCTCGCAAGTGCGCCATCTTCATGGCCATGTCGCGTGCGCGCTGACTGGAGACCGGTGTCGGCAGATAGGCAATACGCTGAGACTCTTTGCCCGCTTCGTAGCTGTTCTTGAAGTGATGAGCTTCATCCACAATCACGGACTGGAAGTTCATGTCTTCGAAGTATGGGTATTCGCCTTTCTTATTGGTCCCTTCATCGCTGTAGGCCTGTCGTACCTTGTCGGTACGTTTCGCCTCGTTGTAGGACAGGCGATCACCGCCTTTGCCCATATCTACTTTTTCGCCGGCAATGGCCTCCACCGCATCGCGCTGGCTAATCAGGTCACGCTCAACCCATTTATCTGCGTATTTCTCTTTGGTGCGGGCGCGCATCGGAATCATGCCGAAGCGCTCCTGAGACATTACGATCTTGGATTTGGAGGTGTGCGGAATCTGGTGCATCTTGTCATAAATGGTCTGGGCATCATCTTCCACCAGAACATCTTGATACATCAGCTCGCCGGTAAACTTGTTTTTCTTCGGATTGCCCTCTTCATCCAATACAAGCTCGCGTTCGACGTTGCCATCCTTGCCGGCTTTCGGGCTAAAACCGATAAACAGCACGTCCTCCATGGTGCCAAGGAATGTATTGTGCTCGTGATACCAGTTACCCAGGACATTGTTTGGAACTACGGTCGCAGTGCGGTTCGCACGCCCCATCTGTTTGTTGTAGGTCGCCAGCGCGATCGCAGAGAAGGTTTTGCCCAGGCCAACGTCGTCAGCCAGGATGCCGCGCCCCTCTTCCGACATGCGACGGATACCTGCGTTTTGATACCCATGCGGTTTAATGGTGTCCGGGACGCCCTTCAGCTCCAATGAGTTCTCCTCATAGCTCATTGGAATGTAGCCATTGAACTTCTGGTTGTACTGCGCCTGCAGCTGTTCGGCGTCCTGGTGCTGCTGCATGAAGATGGTGAACTCTTCTTCCAGCGCTTTGACCCGGTCTTTGTATTCCTGGATGTATTCCGCCTTGCTTGAAGTGATCGCGTTGCCGTTCAGGTAGCGATTCATCTGCTTCAGGAACCCGGTTTCATCCATGTAGCCGTAGAATTCACCGAAAGGTGAGCTGGTATCATTGGTAAGCTCTTTCTCCCAGTATTTTTCGCCGGTATCGGGATCCTCGCGCTGTACGTCCTTTTCCACACCGTAGCGCAAGTGTCGATATCCCTTCTGCTCAAAAAACTCCAGGATGTATTTTCGATCAAACCATTTTTGGTTCAGGCCAAACGAGATGTCTTCCAGGCTGGTGGAATTCACCTTAGCGCTGATCTCATCGATCTGCGCTTGCCATTTGGCTTTCAGGCGTGGATCGCTTTCCTGGCTCATCGCCTTGGCCAGTGCTGCTGCTTTCGGGAACACCTCTCCGGAACAGAAACGGTTCATCGGCATCATGCGACCGTCTGCGGTAATGGCTACACCTGGCTCCTCTGCCAAATCGCCCAAGCTCTTCAGTGCACGCGGCCCGCGGTATAGCGCTTGCACATCCTCCAGGGTGATTTCGTCAATCCCCTCGCGAATGTACAGATGCTCAATGATCGATTGCAGCAGTGTATCGTCGTACTGCTGCTGGTCGCTGGCGGACTCTCCGGACAATAGAGCAGAAAAATTACCGTCCTGGTCGATCGAATTCCGGAATACCCCCAGGTAGCGGGCGCTGTCGCCCTCTAGCTGCAGGTGGCGATTCTTCTTTGGGTCGCCATAGCGGTTGTATTCCGCTGCAACGAGCTCCTGCAAGGCAACCAGATCACCGGTATCCGCGTCACCTGTGCGCTCCTGGTTCTGGTATCGGTTGATCAGCGTGCCAATCAATGCGCCGCGAAAAACCTGCTCTTGAGCGGATGGCGCTTGTTCAGCTGCGAGCGCGATTGCAGCCTTCTGCTGATCGGTGAAAAGGTCCGGCCAGCTATCGCTTGCGGCTTTGGCCTGCTGATAGGTTAGGTTTAGCGTGGATTGATTATGTGACAACAGGCCTTTCAGTTGTTCAATGCTGTCAGCGCCGTAGGTTTTGACATCAATGCCGGTCGGATTGTCCAGGCCGTGATCCACTTCCTGCCAGTCGCCACCACTCATAATGTATTCGCGGTCGTTCATGTAGCGGCGATCGCCTTCCGCGTAGTAGCGGATGACCGGTTCTGCCGTGTCCAGCAGCGCCCAATCAATGCGGCTATCAAATTTACGTGCCAGCGCCTGTTTAAGGCCGGCTTCGGTGATCTCGTTGTTGATCACACGGTCCTGGTCGCGAAACTTGTTCGGATCTTTCGGGACGAACGTACCCTGGATGAATGGTCGCCCTTCCGGTGATTTGAACCATTCGCCTTGGATAAACGTGTCCCAAACCACATTGGCTGCTTTCAGGGTGTCGATTGACATATCCTGAATGCGTGCGATCGCATCGCGGGAATGCTTGCGCAGAATGATGACATCGGTAACGACATCAGTGCCTTGGCGACCAAACGTTTTAGATGGCAGCTTATGCGCGCCCAGGAATTCCGCCACCTTGCTTAGCTGGGTGCGCCAGCGCTCCCACTTCGCACCACGCCCGCTGACGATATTGATGGGCACTACCAGCGCAATCAAGCCGCCAGGGCGGACCTTATCCACCACACGGCGTACAAAGTAGCGCTCAATCAGCTTCTCTTTCTTGTACAGCGGATCGTCATGGGCGGATGCGCCGCGGGCATCGCCAAACGGCACGTTGCCGATAATGGCGTCAAAGGTGTCGTCTTGCGCATCGACCGCCAGCTTCTCAAAGCTCTGGTTAAGGATCTGATCTTCTGGATGAAGAATGCGGTTCACGCCTGCGGACAGAGGATCGATCTCCGTGCCGGTGATGCGTACGCCGTCATTTTTGGTGGCACTGAACACGCCGGATCCGGTGGCCGGCTCCAGGACATTGCCGTTCTCAAAGCCGTTGGCTTTCAGCATATCCCACACACCTTCAGCAACGTGCGTTGGTGTGAAGTATTCATACTGGCTGTTAACGGTTAAGCCGCCGCGACCGGAGTACTGAACCAGGGTTTTTCGATCTTCCAGTGTCAGTGAATCCGCATTCCAGTCGCTTGCTTTGATTCGCTCCACGATGGCCGCTGCTTGCGCGTTCAGGTGTTCGCGAGTCTTTACGCCACTTGCCTTGAGGCCGAACTCTATCGCCTCGTCAGCGGCTTCTGAGTCGCCCTGTGCCTGCAACTCGATCCCTGTGAATTCCTGGAGCGCTTGATCAATCTTGGCTTTGCTGGCGGGCAACCGAATGCCAGTTAGCTTAGTAAAGCCTCGTTTTAAGTGGGTATTGACCCCTTTAGGGTGCGCCAGCAGTGTCTGCAGCACGGTAAAGTCCCGTGCGGTGACCGCATCCACCAGCTGTTTAACGAGGCCTGTAGGCTCATCGACTGGCACGCCCTGTGGATAAATAATCGATTCTGCTTCAGCAGTCAGCTTTTCGATATCGACCGGCGGCGCAACTGCCTCCAGGAATGCCGCCTCCAGTTCATCTACGCTGGTGGCCGCCATGATCTTCTGAATGGCAGGGCTTTCTTCGCCGGCACTGTCCAGAATGTCAGTGAGCTCAACATGCAGTTCCTGCATGGCTTCCGGGCTAATGCCTGACAGAAAATGGGAAAACGCATGCTGGTCAATGGCCGTTTCATCGCTCGCACTATCCAGCAGGGATACTTTGCCCGCACCGTCGCCATCCAGATAAAACTCTACTTTGTCATCGCCTTGCTTGGATACCACGACATTGGTGCCCGCACCGTCATGCGTGTACTTGGATATTGTTTCCAGCATTTTGCGCAGCGCGTTATAACCGTCATGGTCATGCGTAGCCACTTTCAGCACCAGGTCGCGTACTTTTCCGGCACCATCCATCACGAACTGCAACGGGATTTCTACCTTGTGCTCTTTCGCGCGATGTTTGTTGCCGAACAGCAGGTAACGAAAGTCTTCGACCTTCATCGTGCTGATGGGCCCAAGGAAACGATCGTCGTCATAATGCGCCAGATAGGCGTCACGCGCGGCCTGCTGGTTAGGGAAGCCGATGAACACCTTGTCTTCGTCAAAGTAGGCAGAGCATGCACAATGGTGTGGATGCTCATGGCAGTCAGGACAGGTGTCGTCTTTCCACGCTTTTACCTTCTCAATCGCATGCTGTTTGACGATGTACACATGCTTTGCACTGCGATCGGGGCCGATGTAGCAATCCACACCCTCGCCATCTTCGCCGATGGTGCCGCGGATATAGCCGTAATCGTTACGCATGGTAATAGACCAAGCATGACCGTCTGGGTCTTTGCCTTCACGCTTGGAGCCGGCCTTATTTTCGATGGATATCGGCATGCCCTGGAATTGATATCGATCCTGCAGACGGAAGTCTGTTTTTTTCTTCAGGTGAAGGTCGTTCATGGCGCTGTCTAGCAGCGGCTGATTGTTCAGGTCTTCCGGGTATTCCTGATGCTCGCCTTCCAGGATCTCTACGTCAAAGTCAGCGGATTTTTTGAGTGTGTAGTGAAGCGACATTGGCTCCATGTCTGGGTGTCGCGCGATGCGCCCCAGTGGGCTCATGCCGTTGCGGGTTAACTCATCTTCCAGGAAGGTCTTGGATAACTCATCACCGTCCAAATGGACCGTACCACGACGGTCCCATGGTGCATCAATGGTGGCCGTCACAAATCCACCACCGTCATTAGTGGAGACTTTGAACTTATATGTCATGGTGAAGTTTCCTTGCTACTTCAGCCTGGGCAGCTCCTGTCCTTCGCGATACCACTCAGGGGCGCGTTGATGTAGGACTAGCATCTGTATCTGCTCGGCGGTTGATTGGATACCCTGCTCATTCAGCAATGACAGGTAGATGTAGGTTTTTGCCTGCACCTCTGTCTGGAAGTAGAAAAGATTTCGACCACCTTTTTCCACACCAAAAAAATGTTTGGCTGGAGTACCGTTGCGCTTTGCGATTTGTAGCGGGTAGATACTGTAGTCGTGTAGCTGCTGACGCTGAGCTTCAGCGTCTGTCCATGCCAGGGATGAAAGATGCTTGCGCGTAGCTTTGAGAAAGGTGTAGCCGCGAAGCTGTTCGCCGAACGTGCGCTGCTGGCGCTCGCGCTCAAGGCCTGACATTCCAGTCAGTAGACCGATCATCATATCGAACATTTCACGGTCGGCATTAAAGAGAGCGTACATTCGTTCCGGGTCGGTCAGCTGCTGCATCCCCATGGAGATGACCTCGGTGTAACCGCCGTCGTACACCTTGCCAACATAAGGGTCGAAGAACTTATCGCGAATGGCCTGCTCTGATGGTCGGTAGCGGCGATTGTCCGTGATGTCCTGAAGCGGCTCAGGCTCGCCCGTCGTGCCCCTGGTTTTTACAAAGTCGTTGGATAACGCTTTGATTGCGGGGTCTGCTTCCAAAAGGTGTGACAATTCATGCCAAAGCACGGTTTTATCGAAGTCGCCATCAACCATGATCTCTGAACGACCGATATACGCATGCGCGCGCTCACTGCCATCTGAGCTGATTGTGACTTTATCCAAGCGGCCTTGGGTAAGCTGATAATACTCTGCTAGGTCACGACGTAACTGAGGTGCTTGATATCCCTGCCGGCGCAAACGGTTCATGGCTGTTGGAGATATCTGTTGCATAGATGCCCAGGCTTCGGCCTCTTCCTGGGATACCGGGGACTCCTGGATAAGTGCATCGTACAGTGGACGCATCATCTTAACGCACAGAAAACGACGTTTGCGCGTCAGGTCTTTGATCTTTTGCCGGTCTTCGCTACTCAGAACAATCTGCTCATCAGTCCACTGGGAATATACCGGGTCGATGTATTGATCATATAGATCTTCGATGTGCTGCTTCTGGTTGGAAAACTCTTGCTTGAGCGCTGAAAGCTTTGCCTTTCGGATATCAGGAGATAGATTCTGATCTTTAGCGATCGACTGAGATTCAGCCACCAGGGCCGTTAGCTGATCTTCTTTTTCATCAATTCCATGTTCGGACTTTAAGTGCTCAAGTGTCTTTAGGAACTCTGATTCATCGCGCTGTGCAGCATCTTTGATGGACTTGATGGTTGAGGTGGCATCCTGGATGCCATCGCTCAATAGTTTGGCTTCGTGATCATCCAGGAAGCGGGTGGTCTGGTTGCCGGCCGCAGTCACACCCAGACGCTTTACCGCCCCTGCTTCATCACTCAACAAAAAGCTTGTGGCAAGACTGTGCAGGCTGAATCCCGATTCACGCTCAACCGCGCTATAGCGCTCCATCGGGTAATAACGCTGAAGGTCCGCTTTTAGGTCTGTTATTTCACGATGAGCGCTGGCCTTGTCCGTGATGGTGGCGCGGGGATTTAACAAAACATCAGCCGCCCGGGTGATGCGGGCGACCTGCTCTTCTTTACTCTGGCCCAGTATCCGAAAGAAGACGGCTTCTAAGCCGTCCATGGTGGTGACGGAATGCAGGGCTTTCAGCAATTCTTTATTCATGCTTACGCCAGGCGCTGTTTCACGTATTTAGCCACCGGCTCTTTTACATCGTCCAGAGGTGCGCCCGACTCAACAATGCCGCGAACCTGTTTGATGAAAGGAATCGGCTCCAGTGAGCTGAACTTTCCTTCAATCAACTGCTGCAGCAGTGAGGCCGATGTATCTGCTACCGCTCCCAGTATCTTCTGGCGTACATCCCGTACTCGGCGTGCTAGGTTTAGCTTTTCCCGGCCACCGATGCCACCACTCATGATCTTTGTGCGCAAATCGCGCAGCTCTTTGGCCAATGCCAATTTCTCCCGACCGTTCATGCCTTGGCCTCCTGCTGCTCAGTAAGTTTCGCGTACTTCTCAACAGCTTCACCAATCAGCTCGTCGTATTGATCGCTCTCCCCTGCGGCTTCTAACGCCTCTGCTGCGGCCTCTATCATTTCAAGTACATCATCTGGGTCTTTGTCATCGTGAATCCCATCTACGATGTCCTGGAGTGTTTTAACGTCCACAGTTGTTCCTTGTGCCTCTTTGTTATTGTCAGCATCAGGCTGACCATTGCCGGCTACCGCACTTTCAACCGGATTATCTTTGTTTTCGCTGTCAGGCGTCTTATTACTGCCCGCCTCAGAGCTAATGCTACCCTCGCCAAATCCTTGTTTTATAAGATTATCTGCAAACATAGAAGCTAAGGATAGATCCTTAGCTCGCAATTCGCCGCCATGCACTGAATTATTGACCGCGGTCTCACTCAAAGAAAGAACGCCTTGCGGACTGATGGTGAATACCATCTCTGTATCCAGGACTAAATCACCACCTTGCTCAAAGTAGTGCGTCAACAGCAAACGGTGCTCTGTATCGCCTGCCGGCAGGCGCTCGATAACAAGGTCCATGTAAGGCGCGTTCTTGATGCGAGTATGGAAGTTATCGCCTTCCATAACCTTGCGCTCAAGCCCCAGCTGGTAAAGCAATTGGGCAACACGTTTGGCCGCTTTACCTATTTGTGCTGTATTTGGCGCAATAGATGTGCCATTTTCGCCGCCAATCAGCATCAATTCAAACGTCTGTTTGTCTATGCCAAGGATTTCATGGGCGTTGTGGCGATTTCCATGCTCATCAACGATGGTTTTTTCCGTTTTGCGCGTTACTGAAAGCGGGCTTGGTGATGCTGGCAGCCGCTTATACATTGCAGGAATGAAGCGATCGCCCTCTTTGAGCGCCTGATATGCCTTAAGTGCATCTTTTGGATCCATGTTTTGGAAATCGATCGCATCGCCAATAAGGTACTTGGCGTATGCCAATTCAGTTTTGGTAACCGAATCCTGCCCAAGAAAGCTTTGGCCCTGGCTCTGCAAAACTTGTTGGCCATTTCTTTCTGAAGGAACCCAGCCTTTGGAAACCAGAAGTTCCATTAGATCTTTTCGTGTATATGTTTCGCCATCAAACCGCACGGGCGCTTGTAGAGTTTTGATAGTGTTTGCAGTATTTGCTGGCGAAAGACCTAGAGAGTTAGCGAATTCTAAAATTTCATTTTTTGATTTTTGCTCCTTCTCGGCGTCTATCTTCTCGGCGTCAAGTCGCTCCTGCTCTGCTTGACTCTTTGATTCTAGTTGTTTTGCGTATTCTTCCGTGAGCTGATGCTTTTGAGTTGATATTGTTGAGGCGATAGATTCAGCTGCATACAATCGCACTTCTTCGATTTTGCTTTCGTCATCAATCGAAACCGTACCCACGCCATACAGATCTCCCGTGCTACTTTTCTGGCGATAAAGAATCCGCTGTCGACCAAAGGGCGACTCCCACTCCAGCCCTGCCTTTTCGTCATTGGCGTCCCATGTGACAGAAGTTCTATCGAATGACTCTTTTTCAGAAGATAGCCAGCTGTCAAATTGCGCGGAAGAGTTCGCATCCCCTAAGTTAAGGAGCTGGCGGATGTTTTCTGACAGCTTCTCTGCAGCCTCTTTATTCCACCGCCAAGCTGATTGCTTGGATATTTCATTCAATAGATTTCTTGAGTCGGCTTTCAAGGCTTCCAAAGAACTCTCTGGCTCTGGCTCTGGCTCTGGCTCTGGCTCTGGCTCTGGCTCTGGCTCTGGCTCTGGCTCTGGCTCTGGCTCTACAGGCATCATGTTGCCGACTTCTGCCTGAAGCGCTGCAATTCGACGCTGCAGCGACTCGTTTTGCTCATTCAGATCAGACAGTGCATTTTCTTCGCGCTCCAGGCTGTCGGCTAAGCCGGTTGCATCTGCATCCAGTCTATCGAATTTTCCCTGTAGTTCCTCCAGCTCCTGGCGCTGAGCTTCGATACTCTCTTTGCGAGCAATAAACGCCGCTGAATTATCCTGAATGATCGATGCCAGCCGTCGACTCATTGTCTGGAGAGAGATATCCCGCATAATGCCGCGTTCCATTTCTGGCGCTACAACTTGCGTAATCTCACGTTTATTAAGCCGCCAGCGGTATGCAATAACCACATCACCTGGTTTGAAGCGCGTCGGGTCTTCGTCAGGCGCATGAAACAGTACTGTTAATGCCTGCCCGTCAGAGATAGGGAACTGTACGGCTACATACGCAAATACTCCCTGCTTTCGCGGCTGGGCGATAACTGGATCCAACACCGTTAAGCCCCCGCCTGATGCCGTCAGCGCTCGATTTAAAACTCGCTGCACCGATTTCATTGTTTTGGGGAACCGCGAATATGTGCTGGTGACAGCATCCAGAATCATGCCGGTAGTGATGACCTCAGAATCCCCGTCCAGCATGGCAGAATCCATGACAGTTAAGCTCTCAGTTTCCATAAGCAGGCTTTCCTGCTCACGATCTGCTGTGAGTTCGTACATATGGTCCTGGAGTTCTTTGGCTGAAAACGTCTGAAACTGCGGATCCAGACCCATGGTGATGCGAATGCCGCTCATGCGTGCGCCTCCAAAAGTGTGTTTTTCTGCGCCTGCAGCTCAGCGAGTTGAGTGCGTAGGTCGGTGTTGAGCGTACGTGCATTGGCTGCCGCATTTTGTGCCGCGGTCAGGCTTTCGCGCAGCGCTTCCAGATTTTGGTTTTGCTCTTGAATGCCGGCGTTCAACATGGCAATACGTGCTTTGGTTGATGTTCTGGCAATGGTGGCTGTTGTGGTATCGACTTGGGCGCGCTTGAGGCGGCCTTTTAGGGTCTTCTGGAAGATCTTGGCGTTGCCCTTAACCTTCTCAGATATCTCTGCAATGGCGCGCTTGAGGTCATTCACAGCGGTGACAGGAATGACTTTGTTGTTCAGTCGAACCTGGAAGATTGCACCATCGGCTTTGGCCTGCAGCGCAATGCGCTGACCATCTGTGAAAAACAGCTCGGCTTTTTTAGTTGGCACACCCTGCTGTCGTGTTTGCTTGTTGTTAGCTGATACGCGAACAACCGGCAGGTCATTACGCTTAAATTCGGACAAGACGCTTTTCAGGCCTTGCTCGTTGAAGTGCTCATAATCAAATGAGAGATAGGAAGAACGTGCCACGGGCAATCTCCAATATAGGCATATTGCACCGAGTATAAGAAGCGGCGTCCGTGACACGCATCGATAGAAAGTTTTTACGCGCCCTTCAGGGCTTCCGGCCATTCCGCCTGCCAGTTGGCCGCAATGTCTTGTAGCTGTTCAAACCAATCATCAGGAAGCTGATCGCTATCTGATAGCGATTTCAGATCATCAATCTTGTCTTCAGCCGCATGAAAGTCGCCCATGATGATGCTGGTGTATTCGGCGCTTCTACGAACCTTTTTGTTGACGCGATTTACCAGCTCTTCAAGTGAGATATTGCGGCGCTCTGACATGCCTTTAAGCGTGGTTACTTCCGCTGATGCATCCTTCATATAGGCCTCTGCCTCCGATCTTTGCTGAGGCCAGGTCTCAATCATGTTTTGGGTATATCCGCGTTTAAGAATCGCCAGAGCACGCTCGGCAGTCGTGGAAATTTCGCCAAGCACACGGGCTACCTCAACATGAAATGAGCGAACCGGGGTCCAGGTTGAATCGCCATCAAACAAGTGAGCGGTTGGGTTTTCGGGAATGAGGCGATCGTCCACTTCGTAAACTTCATAGCCCGGGGCTTTTAGCATGGACTCACGAGGCTTGATGCGGCTAACCAGTTTCACTTGACTGGATGCTGAGTCGACTACTACAAATGAGAATGACTTTTCTGATGCCATCATTTCACCTTAATAACTTTGTAGATGTGTAAGTTGTAGCGCCATAGCAGAACTGACCACCCGGATGGTGCATCCGTATTTTTGTAGACGGATATGTAGTCATCACCGACACCCAGGCCTGCGCATAACTGTTGCTGCTGCTGATATGACGCCCCGGCAGTCTGGATGAGATCCCAATCGATGCAGACAAGATGGGTTTCGACGTTTCTCAGCTGGGAACGCGCCAGGCTACCCGCCATAACCAAAAACACGCCGTTGCCATCATCGGGTGTTAATACGTCATGAAACACTTGTCCTGCTATGCCATCATCCGTATCCGCGGCTTTTTCGCCATCAAACAGGATTTCTCCGTATGTTTGGCTAAGCAATTCACTTGGCGCCATTCCTCGCCACAAATCCGCATCCAGCCCGGTTCCTTCGCCCTCGTTTTTTTTGGCGGCAGTGCCCAACTCGCTCTTCAATACGTACTGATCATGTGGGTCATCAGCGTTTTTGTGTGCAAGCAATGCCTGCCCATTGAGCGCGGCGGCCTCCTGAGCGGGGACGACTTCTTCTTCGTATAGCTGACGTACTTTGTCATCCAGCATCAGGCGCGTAACACCAATGGACGAGTCTATGGTGATGCTTACGCGGCCTGAATCGCCACTAATAATATGCGCGCGGACAGCGACATCGCTGGGGGAGCCGGATGACATAGGCATGACCGGCATCGGTGCATAGTTGCTGATGGCGTATACCGTTCCGTCGGATAGCAACCACTCCACTTCAGTCACGATGAATCCACCAGCCGGCGTTTGCCCTGCTGTTTTGGTTAGGTCCAGATGGGATTCCAGCTCTGTGACGTTATCAGTAATACCTGCGCCACGGGTGATTTGAAATGTGCCGCCAGTGACTGGGCTAGCCAGGTTATCTGGCACCTCAATCGTATATTCGACCGGATCGCCTGGTACTTCTGTGACAGTCCATTCGCCGGATCCTACGCGACATACATCAAACTCTATTGTGGCCTCGCCACGCATGACTTCAGCAAGCCGCGTTTGCCCTTCAGGCGTTAAGTAGGTTCCGTGTTGGGTTTTGCTGGTGAACGTTCTCACGCATGGCACTCCAAAAGTGTTTGGTAGATGGTGGCGGTCGCCGCGACGCCTACTTCAATATTTAATTCTGGACGGGTAATTCCGATGCTTGCTGTGCTGGTGATAACCGTCATGGCCGTGGCCGTAATTGAAACACCGTCGCGAAAATCACTTTCCGCGTTAAACGCTACGCCGTCGTAGACCACGCGCGCGGGGCGGACCTTCTCTATTTCACGAAAGGCAACCGTAGCCAGATCGACCATGCTAATGCCCAGTGAATGGGCTTTAATCGCATCCACACCCAGGCGTCCGCGCGAAGTCAAAAAATGCGCATTTTCATCAAGGTTAGGCTTGAGCTGTTTGGTAACGAAATGGGCGTGCGAATAAGGTTTATCTAGCGGACACCAGACCGGCAGCCATTCGACATTCAGTCCTTTGAAGTAGGTTTTCAGGACATCCCGAATGAGCAGGTCGGTTTCTTTTCGGTGAATGCCGCGGCGACGCCACATAACGGATAGGCGCTTAGTGCTGTCGTCCAGCGGAAACAGAATGTCGAAGAAGTCGCCATATTCTGACAGTCGCTCTTCAAGTGCCTCCATGCTGGAGTTGAATAACGACCGATCCTCTCGCATCTGTTCAACCTTGCTGAACAGCGGGAGATGGTACTCTTCTAACGCCCGAGCAAACGCCACCCAGCGAGCAGACTGCTGCTTTCCGGGAGTTAGGCGGTTTACTAGCCAGTCGGCATGGTCGGGTTGCATGGGAAGTCCTGAGACGCAATGGGAATGCGGCTCAGGATACGAGGAAGGCAAAAAGGCTCGCTACAAACTTTATTTTTTAACCGGTTTGCGTGGCCTATGGTGCGTTCTCATCATCTGGGCCGCATAGCGAGCTATCGGCACAGTAATAATGCCCGTCATCGCCTATGTAATACTGTGCGCCTTGCTTGTATAAGCTCGCACCACACTCTCCGCACTGCTTTTTGTTGCAGCGATCACACAGGTGCACGCTCTGCCCTCGATCGTCACAAGTGCTCCAAATATTTGCCGGTGCCTCTTCAGTGCCGCGAATCATGCAGCCGCAGCCGTCGCAGATTGCGTTGTCATCATTGTCGTACATGAATGCTCCAGAAAATTTCCCATGGGAAAGTTATCGATACGCACAACCAATAATTCACTGTCAGCGATGCTGCACGAACAGTGACCATGCCTCTTCAAAGCTTTTCGGGCGCGTATCTTCACAATAATCTGAAAAAGCCTGGATTACAGAGTCCAGAGTGTAGTGCAGAGTATCAATACCTTTCAGCTGATGCATTGGCCGCTTTCTAAGCTCTTTCGCCAGTTCGGATACCGATGGTCGATCATCGCCAGGCTCAACGCCCGGCAGTACCTGCTGATCTTCATTGAATGGCTGGCGTGCCGGTGGCGCATCATCATTACCCTCTGCGCCTTCAGTATCACCCTTGTAATATTTGTCATCGGAAAAGAGCGACCCGCCATTGCGAAATTCTTTTACCTTCTTACGCGCTTCTGAAATTGTTTCGCGCAATGGGGTTTCCAGTGTGCCGTCTTGTGCACTCTTGGATATTTCCTGAGCTGCCGCTGGGTCTTCCTTGTGCAGTTGAATTAAATTATTCAGGGCATTAACGTCGGCTACCCCCTTTTGACTCGCCAGCTCTTGGACTACGTCAGGGGCCCTCAGAATTGAGAGGCGTTTGGACAGCCATGCAGGTGATCGACCTAGCTGCGTGGCAACATCCTGCTTATTTCGCCCCAACGCCTTGAAACCTTCCACCAGCGACTGCAAAGCCTCTGCCAATTCAATAGGGGGGAGTTCTTCGCGTTGCTCATTCTCCACAATTTGTGCGGCAAGCTTGCTTAAACGGTCTTCTGGCCTCTCTACAATCGCGCGAACGTTGCGACCGATGCTGGAGCAGGCCCGCCAACGCCGTTCCCCTTCGGAAATGATGTAGATGCCGTTAACGGGTGGGCTAACTACGATGGGCTGGCGCTGCTTATTTGCTCGAATGGATGCCGCCAGTTCGCTGATAGATTCTTCCGTGAACGTCTTTCGGGGCTGATCAGGGTCGGGCTGACAAACATCGGGGGCGAGTTCGAGAACGCGATTCTCATCTACCAGCGCCTCATTCGCGCCAGTGGAGAGCATGCCCATCAGGTTTGAGTCAGCACCGGGCGCACTTCCCAACCCGCTCAGGTTGATGCCCTTGCCCTGTTTCATACCATGATCTCCATGATCTCCTGCGTAAATCCTTGCACTTGTTCGGCAGCCTTCCCGCGCTTATTTAGCTCTATGACTGAGCAACCCATTCCCTGTGAGTCCTCATAGTCCATGAAGCGGGTAATCATGTTTTTCATGATTGGGATATCGAAAGCGCTACCCAGTTCCTTTGCGGCGTTGGCGCTATCTTTCTGTCGATTTTCTTGTGGGTGCTGCCGGCTAAGAAACATGAATGCATTTACCGGTGCGCCTTCGCTGCGGCGCTTTTGGATAAACTCCAACAGGTGAAAACTTCCCCATGCATCAACCGACCCCGTCCCGAACGGCACCAAAATTAATCCCGGGTTATCAGGGTTGGACGCGGCAAGGATACCGCTGATGGTGATGTCTCGCGCTACAGCAGCACCATCGATAAACACAAAGTCATTATCCTTTGCGAGTTTTTCAGCGATAAGATGCACATCGTTATGCGGGTGATGTATCACTTCGGGCTGAACGCTCTCTTCTCCACCAGCTCGACGCCAGCACAAAGCGGACGCCTGTGGGTCGGTATCAAGGATTACGACCGAATAGCCCAAAAGCTGTACGACACGCGCCACATTGACGCATGATGTGGTTTTACCGGCTCCGCCTTTAGGGTTCAGCCAAGCTATGATTTTTCCCATGGGTAATTTCCTGCCTTTACCTTTTTTGTAACGTGACATGTCACGCTTCATGAATTCTGGACCTTCGTAGTACATCAACGTCCGTATGTGTGCGGAAACCGTGCCGGATACAGGGTTCCCCTTTACATATCCTCTATGCGTTTCCGGGCTAATGCCGAGGCGTTCAGACCACTGCGGGACCGTCAGCCCAAGCATTTGGCGGGCGTCTTTGTACTCTTGCGTGCTTAAAAGGGTCTTTTTTGTACTCATACATAGCGCCAAAGGGGTATATATTACCCTTTTCATTAAATCGATTTTTATAATAGGGTTATATTTACCCTTTTACAAGAAAGATATAAAAAAAGGGGCTATTGCCCCTTTTGTCTTTTTGCTTGTTGCGCTTGGCTTAGTAGCTCAGTGACAATGCGCTCCGCGTTTCTGCCTCATTCATAAACACCATCTGTCGAAGGTTTTGTGGCTCTGCCGTACCATCAATAGAGATAGGCAACGAAGCCCCGGGCTCAAAAATATTTAGGGCCATCAGTATTCCATACACATCCTGAATCAAGATGGCGCTTTTGTGCTGTTTGTCACGACTATCCTTTCCATAGTGACGCCCCAAGGCGTCCATAATCTTTTCTGTAGCATCGCTGATCCCAATGTCACGCCTGAGCTTGCCGTTAATAGCGATTGTGCACGGCTGCTCATCTGGGGGAAGCCAAGCGAACTTGGTGTTCACATCCTTTACGCCCGTTCGAAGCGTCCCCAGAACAGTAGCGTCCAAGCCTTCCATACCCGGCGCATACGCCGACACAAAGATCGTGTTGATATTCTTTGCATCAACCACGCCGGTCATCTGTTCCTGCTCTTGCTCACCCCAAACCGCCAGCCAAAGAATTGCGGGATGCTTTCGACGGATAAAAAATTTAAAATCCCTTTCCCATACCTGGTCTTCGTCATACAGAAAATAGTAAAGCGCATTGCGGCGCAGCGTCTCCGTATCTTCAACGGGTTGCCCTCCGGTGATGCTGGTGGCGGTTTCCAGCTCCAGCCCTTCGGCTGACTGATCCAGTATTGCGAGCGGCTGGTTAGGCAGCAGCGTCGTATCCCCGTCTGTCAGGCTAAGCTCAACTTTTACCTGGGAGTGAAGCGCCGGGATCTTGCCGTAAATACCGTTACCAAAACGGATACCAAGCTGATCGGTAAATCGGTAGTGCTCGTCATACACCCGGCTTTCTTCGTTGGTGTTCACAAAGCGCCGTGCCGCCGTCCATTCAGACATCTCCCCCTGCTCACCATCGCTGACAAAGACGCGCATTTCAGATACTGAGGCGCTGTACTCCTGCTCCAAAAGGAATTCAAGGAATGGCTTGGTCTCAGTTACCGTAAATGTCACGGTTTTCTTGCTGATCTGGACCAGATCAACCACTACCGTTTCGCCTGGTGGCACCGTAACGCTGTCGATCGGCATATAGATACGCTGATCGTCTGAAATAAGCGGCGTCCAAGACAGCAGCGACCGCACGACGCCAGATGCATTCCGCACCCTGAGCTTGCCTGTAGCCGGTGTGGCTTTGCGCTGGATATACAGTCGATCTTCAGCACCTGCCAGGATAGACGATCGATCCAACGCCGTAGACATGCGGGATTCTTGCCGTTCCCGCTCTACGTTCTGCAGCAATGCCTCAGTGTTAAGGTTTAAGAAGCGATTTACGCCATCCAAAAACTGCGACCCGACCAAGTCGCGCAGCTCTGGATCCGCTCCAGCGATCTCATTAAACAGGCGATAGCCTTGTAGCTTATGGTTCATGCAAAATCTCTCCTGATTCGCTACGCCGCCAACCGGTAGTTGTCGTTACGGTATGTGCCGTAGTTATGGTGCAAAACGATCTTCCAGCGATCGAACTCAACGACCTCGATGCGTATGCTATAAATCTGCACCCCTACGACATCCTGGGTTAGTTTTTCTACGATCGACATTTCGAGCATCACGGCCACATCTTCACTGTTATCAGGCTCGAATCGAAATGCGCCCAGGTTGTGCCCCCATGCAGGATAATCAGCAATAGACCCTTGAGGCGTATCAAACCACTCAGTGATGTTGTTGTTTTGGGCAGCGCCGTCGATATGGCTTTGAACACCACCCGCGGAAAGGGTGATCAGGTAATCAAGTTCCTTCATTAGCGTACATCCCGACTCATGAGCTCCAGGTTCATATCACTGAAGTGCATAGATGGAGAGCTGGCTCCGGTATTTTGTGGCGTGGGTGCAGCCGCTCGCGGTGCGGCCCTATAGTGACGGACACCGCCACCAGATCCCGCCGTTTGAACGATCAGGGGCGACCGCCTCAATTCGGCGGCTATGGCTACGCCAATCTTTTTGGCATCAATCGGTTCCTGCTTGGCAACCACGACCCGCTCGATTGAATGGGATTCAATGCTTTCGGTATTAGGCATGAGATCGGGCAAGACATTAATAGATGCTTCGCCGCTGGCAGCTGCTGCAGCACCGGTCGCAGATTGCATGGTGTATGTTTTCCCTGGCGCAATCGTGGCGCGCCTGGCTGCTTTCTTTCGCTCATCGGCCAGTGCATGCACCTCTGCCACCTCGCGGCGATCTGCTTTTTCCTGATAGCGTTCGGCATCTGATTTTGGTGATACGGCGGGATCTGGTGGCGCTGAAGTCTGTTTTTCATCAGATCCTAACCAGCCGCTGAGTGCTTCACCCAGGGTCTCTCCCAGCTTCTCCCCACCGAAGGCACCAAGGGCACCACCAATGATTGTCCCTATGACTGGCATAACAGCGGTGCCGACTGCCGCCCCAGCTAGTGCACCCCCCAGTGCGCCGCCGCCCGTGCTGGCTACCTGTGCGGCCTTCTGTGTGCCGCTGAGGCTGTCATCATCCTTGACCTCCATAAACTTGCTCGCCCCGGCCACAATTGCCGTGAGCGGCGCAGCAGCACGCGCCAACGCGCCTTTGGCGACAGCACCGATACTGCTTTTCCCTGCTCCGCTTGCGGTAGCCGCGGCAGTTGTCGTTGCTGCAACCTTGCCTGCAGGTTTTACTGCATCGACTACACCGGCCTTTCGTCGGAATAAATCACGCAGTCGACGGCGCTTCCCGCGGCGGCGCTCCGGGACATCTACATCCCCACCATCAGCACCACCCAGCAGATCTCCCAGGCCGGCACCTCCTGCTAACGTGTCCAGAAGGCCTTTCTGCTCCGGCTTGTAGCCGTTGTCCTCTATCGCGTCGATGACTTCTTTATGCTGAGTGGAACGGACTTCTACCTGATCTTCCTGGAGATCAGCTGTCCGCTGGTGGGTTTCCAGTATCTCCGTCTGGATATGACCGGTCTGCTTCTCATCGTTTCCGGGCGATGAAAAGAGCCGCTTTAGACGCCCGAACAGGCCGCCCTTGCCGTTTTTCTCTCGCGCCCGCTGTGCACGCTCCTCTTTACTGAGAAAACGCCCGGTTTCTGGATCCCGCGTTGCGTCAGTAACCGGCTGCGCATCGTCATCCGCGTTACCAAAAACAAGATGGCCAAGCTTAGAATCGGCCACCTCTTCGCCGGCTTCTTTGATCTCTTTTACGGCCTCCCAGATGCCGCCACCCACAACAGCGGATCCGGCAGCGTCAGAGGCATCAGCGCCCGCCAAATCGTCCGCCTTATCCCGTTCAGTGAAGCCCTTGATGCCTTCAAACACACCCGACAACTTGCCTAAAAAGCCTCTCTGCTCTTCTTTTTGGCGGCGATCGGCTAACGCCTCTTCAGACTGTGAGCGACCTTCAGTGCTGGGAATGGGATCAGCCGAAGGAGCTGGTGATGCAGGAACGGACTGGGCAGCTGGATCCGCTTGCGTGGATTGATCGTCTACCTTTTTAGGCCTGGCTACCTGGCTGCCGACCTCTTCTGCCGGCTTGCCGGCTTCAGTAAGGGGGCGGGATGCCTGCCCTGAAAGGGGTTTCCTATGGCTGCGAGCATCACTTACCGCCTCATTTGGTGGGACAACATGGACAGCATCACGTACAGATACACTGACATCTACTGCAACGGGATCCGGGCTGGTGCGCTCAGATATCGACGGCTGCTTTACTGCCGGCTGTGCGCCTGCCTCTCCCTTACCCCACCAACGATGACCCACCAGATCCGGCAGTACCGACGTGTTTTTGTCGATCTGCTCCAGGAGCTCAAGCGCCTGATCAGATTCTGTTGTACCGGTTAGCTCCTGGTTGGCGCTCTGCATGGGCGACCAGTCATCAATGGTGACCTGTCGTTCGTCAGTCATAGGCTACCTGCATTACTTGGTTTTCTTTGAAAGCGCCCGATTGAGGCTAAGAACGTAGCTGCGCGGGCTGGATAGCACGCTGTCCAGCGGCTGCCGTCCACGCTCTGTCAGACATAGGTTGCTGATTACGATATCCCAATCGCGCTTACTAAATCCGCGGAATAAACTCGACACACCGAAAGGGAAGGTGCAGCCGTGTTGACGCATCCCCCTTCCCGCTAGGGCAGATATGTGGCGGGCTTTTCAGGGAAAACTTGCCATTATTCAGAGCCAGCGGGACACCATGCATCATCTCTGACTCACAGCTATCAACCAGCGCTTTAAGTTTTTTAAACTGGCTCTCCGGCATGCCCATAACCCACTCGGTGCGATCGCTTTCTTCACGCTTGGCATCCGCTGCTTGGGCGTTGGGCAATATCAGGCGAAAGATCACCTCATGTACCCGTATTTTGGCATTCTCCGCGCGATACTCGGGGCTATCCTCTGCATACTCATCACGTTTAAGCCTCATGAGCTGCAGTGCTTCGGCATCTTCCCCGTTCAAACAGTGGATCTGGATCGTTTTGCCGTTAAATTCCCGTTCGCGGTACGACGCGCCTTGAATTGACCGGTATTCGGCTGCGATATCACGCATATCAAATGTGTGGTGATGCTCTTTTTGGCAGTGAGGACACTGATACGGCACGCTGGCATACGTATCGGCCTGTGTATGCATGGCATACCAAAATACTGCCGTATAGCGATCCGCGACCGTCCAAGTTGATGCATCAGAGTAGTACTCTGGTAACTGAATCGTGTTGAGAAAGGCCGTAATTAGCGTTTCTTCATGCTCTGGCATCACTTCGCTAAAGCCGATGCATTGCGCGACACTGACCTCCTGCAGGTGGAGTTTTTTGTCGGGCTGGCTGGGTTGCTGAAGAACCGGAATCATGATGATGGCCACCCTTGACGGAAGGTGGCGACCGCCAGCACGAAAAAGGCAGCGCTCATGCATGTCATCGCGTCATCCACACTGCCTCCCAGGAGGCGCACAGTGGCCCATACAAGAAACAGCACAGCAACACATACAAATCCCCAGAAAAAGGATATAAGCCACCAGATAAACGTGCCTAAGCGCCTGAGCATTGGCATGGAAGAGTTCTCACATTGAAGTCATTATCGTGTGAGAGTGTATGCAGCCGGACAGAGCCCGGCAGCAACACATTTTTTTAGGAACGGAATTGAATGAAGGTAACAGGGAATTCTAAGAACCCCTGCTCTGAACGACTTTCGCTGATATCGCCCATTTGAGTGATGAAGACGCCCCATTCCCGGGGGGACTCCTCTCTGAAGCTGCCTTCGCTTGGCGCCAGTTCGCGCAGCTGGTGGCGCGACCATTTGCGCACATAACCTTTTTCCGGGTGCAGTGGCGGATTAATGGTCCCGTCCGGGTTGATTACCTTACCTGCCCACGCGGATGCCCAGTTATAGATGCGCTGATCAGCGTGGTCCCGCATCGTCATGGAGATTGCAACCGGCTCTGCACTAACAGGGAACTGCAGCGCCTGGATCCCCGCTTTCAAGGCGTCGGTCGTGATTTCGATCGGCCCGTAGGACACGTCTTTCACGAACAGGTCAAAATCTGCGGGCTCTTCTTCGATTTCTATCCGGTATGCCCAGCTGCGCTGAAACTCAGTGTTAACAGCTTTTCGCATCGCCAGGCGCTGCAGATTAAAATCACCCATGCTTACACCCTCTCAAGGCGAGTTGCCGTTACGGTAACGGCTTTAAAACACCATCATGGGCATGAATACCCGCTGATTTTCCATCTCTTCCTCCAGTTCACGTAAGCGCGCCTCCAGTGAGGCCGTGTCCTTAAGGTGATCGACGGGCAATTGACTCGCCAGACTGGTATGGCGGATCCGCTCGGTGTTCGGAATGGCAATCAATGCTTCCAGGTAGTTACCAATCAAACGAACAGCGTTGTTCGGTAACTCGCCACTGGCTTTATCGATGCCAGCCAGGTTGACCAGATAGTTCACCGTGAATGGCGCCAAGCTTAGCCGATCTGTCCTTACCTTGAGCTTGCCTTCGACGTTTAAAACCTCTAAGGAATCGCCGCCATCCTCTTCGGCGGACATCAGTTCAAGCCAGTCGGCAGGCCAGTCGATGCCGTCTTTATTGTCCTGAGCTGTTAGCGTGATGGTTTTAATGCAGCCGGCTTTGTCCTGATACGTCTGTAACGCCAGATCCAGCAGCGCATCAAGCTTGGGCGGCTCATCATGCAATAGCGTGATAAACCGCCCTTTTACGCTCTCCAGTAATGCGTGCGGTGTCATTTAAGCCACTCAAACCAGTTGTGGTGAATCTGCAGCGGGATGCGCAGGGCTGTGGTCTGGCCTTCCACATCCAAATCCCCCGGTTCGGCTTGCACCGTGCACATCTGAAGCTCCCAGCCATCACCTTTCTGGCCTTCACCCACCAGCTCGACCTTAACGTTGATGTATTGGCGATCTTCAACAATGCTGCGAATGGCTTTCAGCGCACGTCCGCTTTTTACTTCAACGATGTTGGCTGAAATATCGCCGTCGCGTTTCAGGTTGCCGTACTGCTGGAAGGCCATACCAAATGGCCCAAAGTCTTCTACGTTATCGCCGCGACTGATGGCGGGAGTCTGCGCAGTACGAATCAGAACCCACAGATCCTCATAACCTTCAAACGTAACCTTGAAGTCGCTTTGAACCGCGCGCTCCCCCAGTGCCACGTTGGCGGTATGCGCTTGCTTCAGCAGATTGATATCCGCCTTTACGCCTGGGATGCTAGGCATGATTAATCTCCCTTAACCAAACATCCGGGGCACATCTGAGCGATTCAGCATAGCCTCGGACTGAATGGTGATGTTTAACAAAGATGATGACAGGTAGCCGTCCTGGTAACGCGGCGCATCCAGTGGATCAGAGATATTCTCAATGACGCACGGACCATAAACGGCATTACGGCCAATATTGACGTACACGGAACTGGGGATGCGCCCCATTGCTCCGTTTGAGCCCACCGGGCTGATTGCCCGGACTTCAGGGGATATAAACTGATACAGCGCTTGAATGGCGTCATCCACTTCGCGTTTGCCATCCACCAGCGCATAAAGCAGCAGTGAGATGTTGAACGCCAGAGGCTGGTTGCCCTCCCATACCTGGCGCGATGCCAGCGTGGTGATCGATGTCATACCACGGGTGCCTTCAACCAGCTCACCGGATTGTAAAATACCCCCGGTCTTCTGGAATTGAGACCCTACAGAGTCGGACTCAAACGGACTATTCCAGTTGGCCTGGAGCTCGCGGCTTGTGCCTTCCCCAATGATGCCGACAACGCAGGTGTTACCCTGCTTAATCCAGCACTTCTGGTAGGGGCTGACTTTAGGGTCATTAACCCCCAGCACCTGCATGCCGCGTTGCTGCCAAACCAGCGCTGCCATTGCTTACATGCCCCGCTTCTTGCGCACACCCATGGATTTGGCGCGTTTGCGACGGGCGGATGCTGAATGAGCTTTTTTGCGGGCCTTTTTAAGTGCTGCTTTTTGTGCCGCTGAAAGCTTTGGCTTGCGCAGCGTTTTACGCACCAGTGTTACCACACCGTTGCGCACGACACGGATTTTGGCGCCATCCAGAATGGCGGATGCTTTCAGCGCAAAACGGGAAATAATCTCGTCATCGGCGCGCTCGCTGTCTTCGATACGTTTGCTCAGATAATTTGCCAGCTTTTCGCCTGCTTCTGAGTCTTCGTCATCGATAAACTGCTTCACATTCGCCTTATTGCCGCCCAGTTCCACCAATGCATCGGCAGTTGTGGCCAGAATGGCGTTATAGGCCTCTTCTTCTTCATCAGTGATCTCGCCATCACCATCCGCGTCAGCAAGGCCTGCCACCAGACCGTTCAGCATGTTCCAGGAATAATCGTCGCCACCGATAAACTCCAGCGCCGCGGCCATACCCAGTGCGCGCTCCTGTTTGCTGCCATAGTCGTCTTCGGCGCTATCAAACAACGCTTCATCCATGGTGATTTCATCAGCAGAGACGCTTTTGTTTCCGGCGTCAGGGAATGGATTGCTTGCGGCGCTATCCAGCACCAAAGAACCACCAGTACCAAAAATATCTGTCACGGTTTCTTACCTCACTTCATAAGGATTGGTTGCAGGGCGAAGCGACGGCCAACACCGGTTGGTGCAAAGGCCACCTGCACTTCCCACAGGTCCAGTTCGCGTTGTTTCAAAATAATGCGGTACGGCGATGTCCCGTCGCGCTCAGGATCCCGCGGTTCAACCAGGGCTTCTGCTTCAACGCGCTTTTCACAGACCTCTTTGCCGAGGCGCTGCAGCAACTCAATGGTCAGGCCGTCGGGCTCAAATTTGGCGATCGACGCAACCTGGATAAAGTCACGCAGGATATCCAGCATGATTGCGACAACGTGCTCAAATCGCAGATAGTTCTCCTGTCCCCAGCACGTCAGCACGTCACCGATAACTTTGCCCTTGTCAGCGGGATTCATGCGGATTTCATAGCGCTGGTTGCCCGACAATTGACCGGTCGTATGCAGTGGCTCAATACCGCGGCGATTGATGCGGCCGCGCTTCTCGCCAGCACGCGCGTAATGCGCGCCTTTGACATCGGCACGCCCGGTTGGTGTTGCGTTACAGATAGCCTTGGATGCCACCAGCGCACCCGAGCCGCCCCATACGGACTTGCCGCCATACCATTCATCAGTGGCTTTGTATGGGTAATGGATGTAATCACCCATGTAGTCACTCAGGTTCAGACTTTCAATCCAGGGCTTCGCATTCTCTTCCGTCATCCACGGCGGTGCATCGAAGCGGTATTGCGCCAGCCGTACGGCTGCGATAGACGACATATGGGCGATTACAACCGGGTCATAACACCCTGCCGCCATCATCTCGTCAAAGTCATAGTCGTCTGACTTCAGCAGATCCCATGCGTCTTTGTAGTCCTGGGTGGTTGGAATGCCGCCATTCGTGCCGCCAACGAACGCTTCGGATACCGCCTTCACATCCGCGACAAAGTCGATTTCATCTGCAATGTTTGCGCGAAATGCAGAGTTGCGGTCCTCCAGCACTGATGGAAGGTAGGCCGTTAATCCGCTGTCGTCCCGATCATCGGGGTCTATGCCTACGCGGTAACTTTCGTTATCCATCGCACGCCATTCGCCGGCAATCAGTTCTTCAAAATGCAGGGTGAAACGCTGTGTTGCGGCATCAATGTCGCCGATAACAACGCGGCGCTTGCCGGAAGGATCGCCGTCTACGGGATACAGCTGCAGCCAATACCCTGGTGCAACATCAGTATCAGCACCAAACGCATGCGCCGATGTTGAAGCTGCACCCCCGGCATCTGCCAGGCTGATACTTGGGTATTTCGCATCACTGGCCTTGACGACAACAACCCAGGCTCCGTAGCACTGATCCAGCGCATCTTTAAGATGCCGAAGGCCTTCTGCGCGGGTGCCCATGCGCATGGGCATTGGCTTACCGAGCTTATCTTCCCAGTTCTCGCTGGTGACATAGAGCGGCGTACCCACCCTGCCTTTTGTTGCTTCCAGAACAGTGGCCGCCACCGTATCCGTTGTGCCGCCGATCTTGTAGTTGTTGTCGATCGGCTGCAGAACGGTAGTCCCTGGCGCATTGGTCAGGGTTCTATTGATCATTACCATGTTTTACCTCTTCGCCTTCTGGCGCGATGGGCAATCGATACAGATTATTTCTTTGGAGCTGCGCTGCGCTTCGCAGAGGGCTTTTTGGTGCTGCCCGCGTCTGCATCTTTATCTGCGCCCTTGGCCGCATTCAGGGATGCCTGATGCTCTTCATCGGTGATCACAATCAACCATGGGCGCTTTGCCAAAAACGGTGCTCGGCGAAACGCTTCCTCTTCGTCAGCAGGGATATTGAATGGACCGGCCACATCGTGTCCGTCTACAGTGATTTCGCCGTATTTGCTGATCAGATCCAGCGGATTGGAGCTGTTGTTTTTCAGCCACAGCACAGTAGTGGATGATGTGTTATTCGATGCCTGAGTGTCTGAGGCGTTCGTGTCTTGCGGGTTATTCTCGTTTTCCATGACGGCTTACCTTGTAGAGATAAAGGGGGATGCATGGCGATCACTGTCGCCATGCAAAGAGAGCGGCTTGCCCGTTAGTCAACAATGCGCAACCAGGTAAACCAGGAACGCCCGTTTTTCGGGTGAAGATCACGGTACGCCAGGTCATACAGGGTGTTTTTGTGCTTCAGATCGGCCTGGATGCTGTGCGGGAAGTTGATCATGGTGATAGCATCACCGGCCACGAAGCCGGCATCACCGTGGCTTGCGCCTTTTGCGTAACAGAAAACGCCCCATGGATCATCCATGTATGGGTCTTCTTTGAAGACATAGCCGAATGCGGTGCCGACCAGGTGCGGCTGTGCGATGTGACGGTATCCAGGCACTGTTTTCACAAAAGGATGTCCCAGCGAGCGCAGCAGGGCAGCGGCTTTACCACCACATACCATGCCGACCATGCCTGATTTACGTGTTGCCAGCATCAGCTTCTGACTGATTTCCTGGAACTTCACGTTCAGGCTCTGATAATGCTCGCGGTAATTCAGACCGCTCGGAATGCCACGGCTCCACTCTGTCTCGCCCTTGGCAAAGAAGTACATGGCCATAAGGCGATTGCGATCGCGCTCTGATGCCAGGACATTGCGAGATGCGCTCAGGTTCATCTGGCCCAAATTCATACCAAACTCTCGGCCCATGCTGAACTGCGCCTGGATTGTGGAGCTACAGCCCAGAGCAGATTCATGCGGGCGCAGAGTCCAGGACTCCATGCGGTGCTCGATACCCGGGATCAGCGACGGGTCGCTTTCAATATTGATGTCGAAACCAAAGTGCACGTCCAAGCCGGATGCGACACCGGTCGAAAAGTCCGTTGTGATACCGCCGTCTTCGTAGGCAACCGTGCCGGTCAGTACGACTGTGTCACCATCACCATTTACATAACGGCCAAAAATACCGCCTTTACCGTCATCCGAGCCGACCAGTTCGCGGTCGACATACACCATGACCATATTCGGCTTAAATGGCATTTTCTTGCCCAGATCAGTGGTGCTGGACAGGGTGAACTGCTTTTTGGTGCCATCACCCGTGCCCACCAGGCGGCGCTGGTCCATGGTGCCGTACTGCTTATTGAAGGTTTCGTCGATGACATCGCCTTTTTTCATGTCACCGAAGTCGGAATTGGCGTGGCGTGTCAGCGCAAACAGTTCGCTTTTGTCATAGTTACCCGGAATGGTGGTGACCATGTCGTTCGTAACCATCATCAGCGCTGTTGGCACAATCAGCGCGACGCGGTGGTCGCGTAGCTCAACACCTTCGCTGGTGGACAACGGCGCACCTGCGGAGTCGAGGATTTTACCGAGCTTATTGTCGTCCTGTGGCGCCAGCTGGCTGCGCAGCTGTGAATGCATAGAGGACATCAACTCGCTCGATGGCAGCTGGCCGTCATGTGCATCACGGTAGCTTTCCAGCGCGTTGATTGTGCCCAGGAGCAGAGATGGGCCTTTGTCGCCCGCGCCATCAAAAATGGTCTCTTTGCATTTGCTCTGCACGATGCCAGGCCATTCAGCGCGCGGCGCGCCATCTACAAGACCCAGCGTCTGCGCGTACATTGCCTGGGCGCTTTCCTGCAGAAATGCTGTGCGGTCCAGGTATTTAGAGATATCGGTTGTCATTGATTATCGCTCCAATCAATCGTACATATACCCAGCAACACGCTGGAATTAGAGCGAATCTAACAACCCCCGAAAAAGGGAACATCAACACAAAATTATTTAGTGCATCACGCACCAACGTGCGCGATCAGGGGCGCTCGGAAATGCGTCTGCGAGCACGCTCCAGGATGTCGCCCTTAACGTGCAACTCCAGATCGCCACCCACTTCAAACAACATGTTCCCCACACTGGAAAAGTACGCTGCACCTTCAGAGTGCAGCACAATGTGACCGCCTTTCGTGATTTCGACAGCCGTGCCTGAAGCATCCTGTGTTACGCGATACACCCCATTAGGCTCTACTTCGACCGTAACGCCATACACGGAAAATACGCGCGACGCATGGTATCCGGTCCCATCAGGACTAGGCTGGCGACCCGTGCGCTTATGCTGAAGCCTTTTAGGTCCGCGCCAGGCCTCGTCGGGAAAGTTTGGTATGCCTTCAGGGCAATAATGAACAGATCCTGTAATACGCGGGCGTCGCGTATCAGGCTGGCCGTGACTGGTGTACGGAAAATCCACCCATACAATGTCGTCCACTTGGGCGGGCATAAAATCCCCGTCCCCAGGGCGGTGCCCAACCGGCAGTTTATACGTGGCCCAGGACAATTCCTCTTCGGGTACATTGTCCTGAAGCCCCAGCAGCCGAACCAAGACACGCATGTTGTTGTCAGGATCCCGGTCACTAACCACAATCGCCTCATACTCCGGGCGATTCAGTACCGGTGCCGGATTTTCAGTGGTCATATCACTCATGAGGCAATACTCCAGTTATGCGGCATGTGTATTTCTGGATGCTTTCATAGTGCGCAATCGCACCAATCACGACCTTGATCGGCAGGCTTTCATCCAACGGGTTTTCCAGATCATTACGATTCCACACCAGGTCGATAGCGTCACCGCCCACCAGCCCACCATTCCCCTGCATTTGCATGTCCAGGACGGGATTGGCTGCCAGTGATAAGTTGTCGAGTGACGTTTGCGTCTGTACGCCGCTATATGCCAACGGGGCTGAGTCAACGTGCACGCGCGACCGGATCAGGCCTTTTTCGATATGCCAACCGATGTAATTGCGATCAACCATATCTTCCAAGAGGTATTCAGCATTTTCCTGTCGGTAGCTGGCGATCTGATTCTCTTTGCTGGTGTCGTTATGGTGGTACTTGTACGGTGCAATGGTATTCAGCATATCGGACAGCCTGCGTGCCACCACCACACCGCGTCGGTAGTAGATCTGGCAGCCGGTTTCTTGCGCGATCTGCCTGACAACGCGCGAGGGCCGCACACTGGACGGTATGTGATAGCTCTCCAATAACGCAAAGCTATCAATGTCCAATGTACACCCGGGGAACAGCTCCCCCAGGACGTACTGCATTGATCGGCGGACAAAGTGGCGCGTCTGTATTGCGCGCTTCTTCAGTCGATATACCGGCGTAGCAATGCAGTTGAAGGTGATCTGGTCGTGCTCATCAATGGGCATCGTCAGAATGGTAAAGGTCTCTGTGAAGTTCATCTTGTCTCGGCGATACGGGTCCGCCAACACGACCTCAAGCTCATCATCCGGGCTTAAATTCATGTCATCACGCAGCAGGCGCTCTGTGTCTGACATCTTCAAAATGAACTTTGGACCTGAAATATCGAACATCTCGATATAGGTCGCTTCTTTCATCCACGACCGGTCGAGCGGCACGCCTTTGTGCCGTATTTCCTGCACCAATAGATGCTCTTGCGTCATGCTATCGTCCCTATTGTTAATTCGATGCGGGGAATAGGAGGTACATCTACTTCATGGCCGCTAAGCACTGGCGCCAGGACTTCATGCACAAGCTCCACCGCAAATAGTCGCCCTTCATCCAGCTCAACACTGATATCGTCCGCCTGAAACTGCTTGGGCGTATCGAATACCACGGGGAGATGGAACTCCTGGCCCTGTATGCGGTACGCGATCACGGTAGATGTGTGCTTGGATAAGTAGAAATGCCAGGCCAGCAGCAGGCGCTCAAGGTCTGCTGAGCTGGATGCACCGATCATGATGCGGTAACGAAGCTTTACCTCTGACAGGGTCAGATCGTATTTGGAGAGATTGTCGGGCGACAACCAGGAGAATTCCGGTTGATGATGCAGCGCGGTGTCTTGCCCGTCCGCGGTCCCCATGCCAATTTCCCGGTAGTAGTACACCATCGGCCACGCGAAGCTATTAAGCTCTTTGTCCGCTATACGGCGCATACCGGATTTGCGTGTCACTTTGCGCGCCAGCTCGCTGGGAGACTTTGACAGCCCTCTGGCGATTTGATCCATTGGCGCGCGCTTCAAGAACAGCTGAAAATCACGGCTACCCTTATCCTTATCGATGCTCTCAATGGCAGCTGCAAGGTGTCGACCGATTGCATGATCAACCGCGTCCAACTCAGAAATATCAACAGTGTCCATCAATACAGTATTCCTGCAGGTCTATCGGCTTTCGCCTCCTGGTGTGGCTCAACATCTACCACCGGCAGATCCGGCGCATTGGTTAGCAATGCTGGATCCATCGTGAACGGCACCAGCAAGTGCCGTTTGCCACCTGCAGCGCCTTTGCCGATACCTTCTGAACGCAGCAGGTACAGCAACGTAATGCGGATATCGTCATCTGGCATCACCTCTTCCAGCCAGATAACGCTCTGCTGGGGAATGTCTGACTCCTGGATAAGAAAGACCACCGGCTCGTCAGGCAAGCTGTCGCTGTCTGTCCCGTCCATGAGTATTTGTACACCCGTGCCATCAGAAGGCAGCTCGATTGCCTTTGAGGCTATGGGTTCGGCGTATATCAACGGGCGTTCCTGTGCTTCAAAACTGCCTACAACATCATCCTGCCCGGTCTCTATTGGTGCAGCCTCTGAGGCTTTGAAGATCAGCACGTCAAACGCTTCAGGATGAGCACTGATCATTTTATTCAGATCAGCAGCAACAGCATCGCTGACTGCCCGTCGATTAATGGGGGCCAGTGTCATAAATCCTCCGCCAAGGCTTTCACCTGACTAATGGGCATGCCATTCATGCCAGAAAATACTTTGTAGGCTTGCTCTGGGCTGGATCCGTATAGTTTTGCGCGGTCCAGTTCGGCTCTCAGTGCAACTTTAAGGGCGTCTTTTGATTTTGAAGGCTTGGATGCAGCTTTCTTGACGGCATCAATCGCCTTTTGACGACCGGCTTTCTCTTTCGCTAAGCGTTGCTTCAGGTTGCGGACCTGTGCCTGAAGCGAGGCAACCATTTTTTTGTCTTTGAGTGATTCCGAGAATCCTTTCTGCGCATTCTGGATCCGCTTCAACGCCCGTTCAGCGGCGTCTCGGTCAACGTCTTTAGGGCGCGCGCGGCTCAGTGCCTTGTGTTCATCCTGTTTCAGAAATGCACCGCTGGCTGTGCCGCCATAGCTGATCTGAGCGGCTTGTTTCTCCATGGCCTGGCCTAGAGTCGCTTGCACTGTTGGCGACTTGAGCGCTGAAAGCGTCTTAATAACGTGCTTACAGCAGCAGCCGGTTAGGTTGGGGTTGCGAATCTTAGGGAAGTCTTTTTCATACGGAGTCAACGCAAAGTTACCCACGGTTGCGATGTAGCGATACCAGAACTGGTGGCGACCACAGGGGCAATCAAACGAAACTTTCCCACGGGAAATTAAGTCTCTTGCAGCGCTGTAGTAGTTTGATGCGCTGGTCAAGGCGCTCATCCAGCCTTCCAGGCGGACGCGAACCTGGTAATGGCTCTGCTCACTTCCAGGACTTGCCGCCACCAGGAATGTGAGCGTGCCCGCCCCTACCTTATAAAGGCGGGCATAACTGATTTCCTTAGCCCGTGCTATATCGGCCTTGTCAGACGACGCCACCAGCTGATCGATCAACGCACCACGACTTGACCCGTATTTCTTTGCTGTGTGGCGGCGGGATTGATCAAAGCCGCGCATATCGTCCGCTGTAAACGGCGTTCCATCGGCTTTTCGACCGATTAGAACTTCCATCTGCGGCGGTACATCACCGGTTCTGATAGCCTCCCTGATCTGTGCAGGGCTTAACGTGCGCTGGGCGTATTGCCGTTCCTGAATGTTGTCTCGACGCTGCGCATTCAGCCACGCATCCGCTTTACGCCAATCTGCAGACTTCCACTCTCGGAACACTCGCTTATTTGATGCCATCACTCACTTCCATGTAGTGCCGGATCCGCGAACGTATCCAAGAGGCGGGCGGTAGTGGCACCTTGGAGCCGATGCGCATTTGTCCTCTGAGGTCATCAAGGCCGGCACTTATTGCGACAACGCGCTTGGGGGATGCAGTCCCGTAGTAACGATAGGCAACAAGATCAGGCCTGTGTGCTTCATCAGCTGAGATTTCCCATGAATCCCACTGATCGCGCTCAGGCGATGTGCGCAGCTCCATGTAAAAGTCCCGGCGAACCAGTGCATCTTTTATGTTTGCGGGATCCAGACGCGGTATAGGCTCCATTAACCCTCTCCATTCAGGCGTTTGGCGAGCTGCTGATCTACACCAATGGTGATTGCATACAGCGATGGCGGGATTGCAGGCTCTGAACGTATTCCAATGGCGTCCATGAATTCACCTATGTATCGATCACTCATCTGGTGCATCACAGGTCCGGCCAGAATACTAAGCAATATGCAGCGCTGTTCGGAGCTGAACGCACTGTGATCCATCCGGTAACGATTGCGCCCTTTCTCATCTTGCTCAACGTCCAGGGTTTCATCACTGAACCAGGAGGATTGCAACGACCCCGCCAGGATAATGCGCCCTCGCTGACTGCCTTTTTTCTCGCCCATATTGGTCAGCGAGGTGTAATGATCCAGTGCGACATTCAGAAAGGTACGGCCCTCTTCGGCGTAAACTTCATCAAATCCGAGGCAGAAACCGTATTCCTGGAATGTCTGGGTGCGGTCTTCGATCAAAATATCGAAGCCATCGGCAGCAGCCTTCTTTAGATCGTCTATCAGGCGTGGCTTCCACGACATAAACATGCCTGAAATAGGTTCTGCTTTTGCCACTGTGAGCATATCGCCATCGTATACGGCATAGGCCTTCATGCGACGGGATCCACCCAAGCTAACAACCAGTAGTTTTTTCATCGAATCCCGCCTCATAAATCGTCACCACTGCTTTTTTCCCATGCTCCTTATGGAATGCATCAGCCTGTTTTATCAGCGCTTCCCGAACGGTTTTGCGCTGCCTGACGGGCACCTGGCTTTCATCCAGTCTCAGAAGCAGTAGTTGGTCATCGTAGTGCTCTACCCAAAGGGCACGGTAAATGATTTCTCTGCCATCAATGAGCGGCATGCTCTGCTCCCTGCGTTAATTTGGTTTCATCCAGGCACAAGGGTGCACACGAACCAAAGGGCATGCATCAACACGTTTTTTTTGTCTGATATTTTTTTTTTGATGTTTGCTGGTGGAGAGATATGTAGATTCGCAATCGTTCTTGCTTGGGTGCGCCGGCTGAAATGCTGAAGATCATGAAAGGCGCGCATCAATCAGTAATGCTGGTTGGCTTCACATACCCTGCTGCGAGTACTCAAAACCTACTTCAGGTTCAGGTTTAATCCCGCTCTGTTACACGACGTTCTTACCGGCCCCAAGGGCCGGTTTTTTTTGCCTAAATATCACGCTTTGATGAAGTCTTGCGGCCCTAAGTGGGTAACCGCGGCAGTATAGATGGGCTCAGCCCCAAAGCAGACATCGTTAAGCATGTCGCTAAATATCTGTATTGTTGCTTCTTTGGATATCGGGATTTCATGCCGGAACTGACATAGCACGTCATGAACCAAGCTAGCATCGTGTGTGATTCGCTTGCCTTCATGCATGCGCCCGTCAGGCGTGCCAATCACAAACAGACCCAGGACATCATACTTCGGCGAACATCCGTCCCATGCATAACCGGTTCTAATTGTTATTTTCCCATGGGAAATTGAGCACCACTCATTGTGATGCTCAATACCCTCAAGCAACGGGTGCTTAAAGGTTTCTGGCTCCTTCAGTTTGTATAAATAAACCTTCCCCATCAGCCATCACCCAGCTCGTTCAGAATCATGGTGCGTGCATTTTCAAGCGTGTAGCTGCGGTTTACCTTGCCGATACCCTCGCCCTCAACAAACGCCTCCAGCTTATCAATATCTGGAATGACCTTGATCACCTCGATATCCAGATCCATGCGTTCAGCCGGTGGCGTTTCGAGCATAGATAGAGCCAGCTCTCGCCAGTCATCCGCCGTTTGTGCGTTATCGATACTGAGATTTAGTGGTACACCACGGAGAAGAGAGTCATGCAGCACCGGTGTAAAGAGACCTTCCTGCAGATAGAGACCAATCCCTTTGATAAACGCCGGGTGCTTGATGTAGATATCACCGGACAGCTGATCGTCTTTTATCTGCTGCACTTTGATATGGGTGCTGGCGCGTTCGTAGATGCTGTCCAACACCGCCTCTGGTATCTGCGCGCGGAACTCCCGTGATGTAAACAGCGTTTTATACTGCACAGGCTCAGGCGGCGGTGGGTCTAGCAAATCACGCAGGGGTGTTAACAGAGCGCGGTTTACAACGATCATCTCTGTGCCGCTCTGTAGCTCAGCCGCAGCGGCATCGATTACTGATTGAAGCGTTGCTTCGGGTTCTTCGCCTTCGGCCACCGGTGTGGGCAGATCGAAGACCGGCACATCAGGTTCCGCTGCTGTGTAGATGCCGTAGATCTGATCGTTAACAGTTATCGTGCCCGGATTAGGTTGTGCCAGTTGCAGCGGGTGTTCTTCAGGAAGCGCTGAGATCAGCGCGAGTGTGTAGAGATCAGCGCGCATTACACGGCCTCCTTGAGTAGTTCTCTGACGGATGCACCGCCAATATTGTATAGAGCAGATCCATCGACTCGATAGATTGCAAAATTTGCATTTTCAGCAATGAAGTCGCCCTTAATATCTGAGTTAAAGGCGCTATCCAAGTTGTTATAGGCCGTGCTGGACCCAGCTTTTAGAGCGCCAGAAATACGCTCAACATCGTAAACTTCACCGCGATACGTTTGTCCGACCGTTAGAACATTGCTCTGACGAACATAGGCCATACCATCGACGGTAGCGTCCAATTGCGCGACTCCGTTTACAACATCAACATTTTTCAAAGCCCAGCCGATAGCACCCTCAGAGAAGTCTGCGTTTGAAAGGCGCTCTGGGCTCAACCACTCCCGCACATGATCGCCCTGGTAGACAAACTTCGGATATGCGTCAGCAGGAGGGTTTTCGATAGCTCCGGCGTTGGGAGCTTCCCGAACATCAAGAATGCTCAGTGTTAGCCGCTTTCCTGTAGCCATGTTCCCCGTTCGTTGGGCAAATACACGAATAGGCCCATCAGTAGCCGTAAATACGAACTCTGCGGTGTCTCCCGAATCAATCCCGGTTTTTGCCGCCAATGTTTGTAATGACGCCGCATCCCACGCCTTCGCATACCAGCTTTCACCACCACTGGTTTCTGCGCCAATACGTACCGCATATGTTTTGCCAGGCTCAGTAGGTACAACTACATAGATGTATGCCCAACTGTCAGCGGTTGCGGTTAACGTGTTTTCAGACACAACGCCATTACCTGCTGCCGCAAACGGCAGCCCCGCTGCAATATTCGCCCCAGAATCCGCCAGTGCGTCATACAGAATGCCGGTTTCCGAATCCATGAGGTACAGGCGGGAGTTTGTTAAGGGTGCATCTAAGTCAATCCACGCCTCATACAGCCTGTACCCTTTTCCATAAGGGACGCTGGTTGTACCCGACGGCCAGCTACCACCAATGCTATCGAGCGTTATCTCAACCGCCTCGCGGTTATTTGAGTCATCCCTACGTTCATTATCTATGCGCGCGACATAGCCTGACTCAGTAGATTGAACGGCAATTTCCACTAATCCCGTGAAATCTAAACCCGCTATGTCATGCACGGTGTGATTGCCACCACCAACATATAGCCTCAACGAGTTTTTCCATAAAATTAGGCGATCACCACCGAGCGAAGAATTCGCCGATATATGCATACCTAGATAGGCAATATCGATGTCGGCAGGAATAGAGAGCTTGCTTGTAATTTCAATACTAGTTGCTGTCCACGGCTCAACACGCCCCTTCATGCTTACGCCATCAAAGTACGGTATTGGACGAACCTTGCCCGCTCTGTTCTTCAGTAGCGCCTCAATGCGGCGACGCAATTTGTAGAGTGGAGAGGCTGGGATAGCACGCCGGACGCCGACCGAAATTGTGCCCACGAATTTAGATCCTGCCTCAGTTTGCAATGTTACATTCACCTTCCCATCAACTGGGGTGACTATCCGCTCAAACTCAAGCGAGGCCGCCGCTCCAAACCACGGTTCGCCCCCAGCCAGTTGATAATCGACTTTGATCCTTCCGGTAGATCCCGGCGTGGCCCTCATTGCTATTCTGTAATGCTCACCGACAAACGATGAAAACCCCAACAGAACGCTGGCCCAGTCAGCTTCGCTTCCATCCCACGTTGTGATTGAATTTTGGGTTACTAATTCATCAACCCCGATAAGATCACCGTCATCTACCCGATAGCGGCGTACTGCATCAAGCGGCATGTTATGAACACGCCCCCAGCCTGGGGCGCGGCGAATCGAAAAACGAACACCAGATTGAGCACGACCAAACTCACGAAACACAGCTGTAGTTCCAGCGGCATCAATCACGTGCAATCCGTTTGAAAGACGCGGTCCCCAGCCAGATATTTCATAGAATCGCAGAGATGAATCGTCGCTCAGCCCCGAAATGTTGAGCAGGTATGTCGCCCCGGCATTCATCCCCACTGCCAGCGTTACGTTTTGATCAAGCGGAAGATCTGATATGCCAGTGTGTAATTCTGCACCAAGCTCACCACCCGGCGCTTCGTTCTCAATCACACTATCGCGGCGTTTGAACGTATAACGACGAACAACTGTCTTACCGTCATTAACTTGCACCAGCGGCATCGGCCCTTTCCAGTGACCACCCGTTGAATCCGGGTGTCGGGCAACGATAAACCCGCTCAAATCGCCGTTAAAATCGGTCAGCCCTCGAAATACCTCAACGCCATCAACTTCAACAACAGCTTGGTCGCCATCTATGTACATTTCATATCTGCGGCGGAGGCCATCGCTGATGGGAATAGTTTCGACATACAACGAGCCATGACCAACCAGCAGATTGCCGTTTTGCTCTGCCAGATAAAAGCGGTTTCCCGAGTGACGCCCTGCCATAAATCGCGCGCCTGTGCTCACCTCTGTTGTCGAGTCTTCAACAATCAAACGCGGCTTAGCAATCGCGGGCAGCGGCTCAACTTCAGCATACATGCCCTCACCGTCGAAGTGAGTAATATCAACTTCGGCTGGTGGCTCATCTTCGTCAACAATTTCCGGCACCGGGCTGCCAACACGCCAAATACCCGGGTTGGTCGGACTTAGATCGAACTCGTGATAGCTTTCTTCCCCTGTGTCCAGGTTTTTTATATTGATCGCCGGCAAGAACCCTTCGAAATATTGCCAGACTGGTGCGCCCTGCAAATCAGGGAATGGCATATCAACAACGCCGCCCACCATAAGCTGAGATATCGATAGATTGGGTTCACCATCAACAAAGGACGCTTCCCCTCTATCAATGCGAACCCCAAAAGCCTCGCTTTGGGAGATCAGGTCAATACGGTGCAGCGCATTATCATGCCACTTGCCCTGCTGAAGGGGGATTCTCAGTTTTGGCTTAAGCTCGTACCAAACAACCAACTCATCACTCACGGTGACGTGCAAGCCGTCAGGATCCGTGCTGGCCAATAGCATCTGAAGGTGCGTCTTTTGGGTGGATACCCAAAGCGTGATTTTAAAATTAGTCGCATCAAAACGCGGCAGCTTTACTGCCAACTGGTCATTCTTATGCGGTACAAATGGCTGCACATACGCGAATCGGCTCGGCCAAGCGCGCTGGTGTTTTGCAAGATGCGACGCACCAAACATCGGCGCTATATGTCCCAGCTTTTGCTGGATGATCATGTCCGAATTACCCCCAGCTGAACAACGGCATCAGCCTCACTGGTTTCTGAAAACGGCCCAAGCTCAACTTTATGTATTTTGCTACGGACCACCCCCTCAAACCCTTCGAATGGAAGATGCTCTCTTGGGTAAAGGAGAAATCCAATATCGTCTGACCCTGGCGGGGAATCTTCACCAGATATGTGAATGCGGACAGTCATGGTCTCGGACTGATTCTGAATGGAAACAGAACTGTGCGATGTGCTGTTGGCATGTACCTCCCAGTGGTCTGGGTATGATTTTTCGGTCACGGTATTCGTTGTGGGCATCACGTTCCCCTGTATGAGCTATGTCAGGATGATAAGCAGGGGATGCCATTGCCGAATCAAAAATTAAATATTGTTACGACTCATGTTGCCGTTCGATAGATTGCCTTTTCCTACTTCACTATTTGGTCATTTGCCGCTGGGCCCTCCTGGCGGTATTTTTTTACCCACCTCAATTCGTTATAAAACATATCTTTTATAACGAATTCAGCAAAATCAGCACTTTCAGGCCAAGCCACTAGACAATATTTTTTTATTTAGTTATAAAATATTTAAATAATACGATTTTATAACCAATAAGGGGTTTGGCGCTGACATGGCAGGAAAACAAGCAAAGATCCTCTCTAAGCAGCAGCAGCGACTCGCGTTAGCGTATTTAGATGGCACACGATGGCCTGAACGCAACCGGGTCATGTTTTTGCTCAGCGTGAAGGCGGGATTGCGATCGAAAGAGATCGCGGCATTGTCAATGTGGAACGTTGCTGACTGGGAGTACCAGGTGCTCGATTTTATCGAAATCACCGACAAGGACTCCAAAGGAAAAAAAGGCGGCCGAAAAATTCCGCTGAACCAGCAGCTCAAAGAGGAGCTTCAGATACTGATCGATCAGGTCAGGACGCTTCCCAACGGGTCTGATCCAAGCATGCCGATTATCCGAAGCGAAAGAGCTGGCCGCACAGAAAAAACTTCACCACAGGTAATAACCAACTGGTTTAAGCGTCTGTATGGGCCAGCAGGGTTAAATTTTGCCGGCTGCTCCTCGCATAGTGGCCGTCGTACGTTTGGCACCATGGCTGCTCGCAACATCTCAGCTGCAGGAGGCTCTTTAAAGGATGTGAAGTATTTAATGGGACACAGCAGCATACAGACAACACAAACCTACATTGACGAAACCGAAGAAGCGAAACGAAACGTCGTTAATATGATTTAAGGAACGCAACTTATGCTATCTACCCCGCAAATAGACTCATTCCTGGCGCAGTTCAACGAAAGTCCGTTGGCGTTATCACTGGATCATTACCTGGTAGACCGCGCCAAGGAATGGAACGGACAAGCAAACGCCCTTGCAGGCATCGTCAATCCCGCATCGCTGCTTTACAAATTAGAGGACCGCTTTGGCTTTGATCCTAATAGTCCTGAGTGGAATTCAGAATGGAACTCCCACCATAAGCAGCTGGCTTTCATTAAAGCTTTCAAATGCTTACAGCGGGAATCAGTAATTGAGATTGTCAGCTTAACCAAAACCAAACTTACATTAGGATTCATTCACAACAGCGCCGGAGCCCCGTTTAAGCTCGTTTTTTCGGGAAAAACAGCGTGCCATGCCGAACGATTACTACTACCGGCCCGCTGGCTAAAGTCCAATGAATGGATTTAAGAAATTGTGACATGTCACAACGCAAAGGAATGGACATGAATATATTTAACTACTCACTGCGCTACCTGGAGCGCTACCTGGCGCGCAAGCTGGTACGCTGGCTGGTAAAGCAAGCACTAGATCGCCCCCTACTCACATTGTCAGCCGTTGGATTGTTAGCAATCGCCTATGCTGCCCACCAGCTATTCCCGGACCTTTTTGCATAGCAATTTCCCATGGGAAAGCATGCTTGAGCAGTGTTCCTGTTAGACCAATGATAGAGCCGGAAAATATCCGGCCATCGTTCCTATTTTATATTCATTGATAACAGCAACCCATCAGCGCCCCATCCAAATAAAACCCTCTCCATAGGAGATCTAATTGAGAGGGTTTTATTTCCTACGCCAAAGCATGACGATACATATCATCAAGCCGTTTCACTTCCATTAGAGCAATCTGCGCCCGCACATGGTCACCACCATCCAAGCATTTGGCAGCCCAATCCTGTAGGTTTTGACGTACCTCTGGATAATCCTCTAGTGTGCACTCGACGATCTCACTATCTGCGATCGCCTGCAGATCTCCAGGCGGCTCTGCTTCCATTGGCTCATCTGACAAGCCAAGCATGGTAAGCGCGTCATCCAAGTGGCGTTCTGCTTCTTCATTATCGGCATCAGAGCCACACGGTATGTAATTAGCCAGGAACGCAAAGGCGTATGTATCGAAGATATCGGGCGATGCAATGCCCTGCGATCGCATCCGTTGCTTACTCATCATGAGCCATTGCCCACGGTCACTGAAGCCGTATGGAAGCTGTGTGAACTGAGTAATAGTTTTTGATCGCAGCGTGTCGTCTTTGGGATCCTGGTAGATAGACATACGCCCTGAGTCCAATGCGAAGCGGATTGCGACACAGGCCATATCTTTTTTCTTGGGGAAGCGCCTTAGCATCGCCCGGGAATGAGGAGGAACCCCCCAGTGAATTCGCTGCACATTAAGTCCTGCGCGCTCACACTCTTGGGCCGTCGTCAGACCTAGTCCATCTGAGTCAATTGCGACAGTAACATTCGGGTATTCCTGCGAAGCAGCAATGATGCGGCGCGCAAAATCGACCGGGTTACTACCTTTCGGTTGCACTTCTACTTTGACAGGCTCAACGTGGCGGTCATTAAACCCCGTACCCGATACTTTAAAAACGCTCATAACGGAGCTGTCACGCTCTTCCCCACTCGCCACATCGGCAGTTATGACCCACCCCCACTCTTCTTTGTGCCGCACAGAGATCTTAAAACCTGCATCAACCACGTTACGGCTTAACAGCATTCCGTCCAGGCTGTCAGGACAGACTCCCAGCACGCGGATCTGATATTCCGGGCTATCCCTTCCACCATATTCAAACCGCTTATCACGAATGAACTTCATGGTTACAAACGGAGATTCCTCGGAATTCAGCGTTATTGCCGTGTATTTGCCTTTGGGGTTCGCCTCTGTTTTCGCCAATCGCAGCTGACTATCTGCGAAGTGCCCATTTGGGCGTGTAAACTGGCTCAACAGAAGGATCTTGTTATTATCTTCCGTAAGTGCGCCACTCAGCGTACTAAAAACCTTATCATCCGCACCAGACGCCTCGTCAACGACCACAAGATAATCCGCACGGTGGTTACCCGCCAAACCGTCCTCATTCCCCTTGGCACAGGTTTTTCCGAAGATCTGCCAGACGCCTTTAAAGCCACGAGCATAGAACGACTTGGCAGTAACCAGAAAGTATTGCTCAAGCCAGCGGTGTCTTTTGCAGATATCGGCCCACACGCGCTTGATGTACGCAAAAACAACGTTAATTACCTGGTCGATACTGTTCGCAGTCAGCATAACCAGGCTGATCGGATGGCATATTAGGAAATGCAGGCACAGCGCTGCTGTTAGATGAGACTTTCCCGTACCATGCCCGGAAGCAACCGATACTGCGGCTCCTATTGGCTTCAGCGCAAAGATAACATCTGCCTGTTGCCAGCTTGGTTCCATACCGCACACATCAACAACAAAGGCGTACGGATCGTTCATATAGGATGCCGCAAAGTCTAAATATCGCGGATCCTCCAGTATGGTGCGTTTACGTTTCTTGGCCATCATTTTCCTCGGCATCCAGCGCCTCTAGCTCTTTGCGACGCTTCGCGAGGGCCTCTTCCTTTTTCGCAGCGTACTGCTGCTCCAATTCTTGAGCGCGCGCCTTAACCTGCTCTGGCGTAACACCACCATCGCCCATGTCGTCCTCGTTCTCGTCCTGGAATTCGGCCACAACCTCTTTTTCCAGCACAGGCGGTAGTTGCATAACCCCGGCCTTCATCAATCTGTAGGCGGCCTCTAGGGCTGTCAGCCCCTTATCCTCTTTCTCACTCAGCACTTCCTGCAGCAATTCGGCTTGATTGAGATAGGTCAGCGTATTCGCATGAATCAGGCGGGCATGTTTTAGCTTCAGGTTGGATAGGTTGGTGGTGAACCGGTGAACCAGCTGATTAAAGTCCGGCATCTGCTTAACGAATTGGATCCCGTCGTTGCCAGTGCCAACGCCCACCTCTATGCGCGCATCGTCATACATTTCCACTGGCACACTGCCGCCGTCGGCATGCTGTTTGAGCTGGTCGTACTCCATTTGACGCTGCAGAGTACGCATAAGCTGGCGACTAACTACCCGTATTTCACCTTCCAGGCTATGGGTATCTACATCGTCTAACGCCTGACGTTCATCTTCGCTCTCAAACTGGGAATAAATGCCGTGTTTAGATGCATTCTGATTGCGTGCCGGTGCGCCTTCTGATTTTCCGCCGTGCAACTTGCAGCGACCGGTGCCGAAATGATGGGTTCCCCAGCCGGCGGGCATCTGGCAATAGCCACCACTGCGCGTAGTCGCATTGCAACAGCCGTCTCTCGGTCCTGGCGGTTCACCGTCATCACCCCCGTCACCACTCTCTTTCTTGCCTTCCAAGCCAAAGACGTTCATCAGGTTGCGACCGAAGGATGAAGGGCCGTCAGACGCATCTTCCGAGCTGCGATTTTTCGCATTTCCAGCGGCACCGTTGCGGGCACCGTCATGGGGTTGTTTCACAGATTCGATGGGAATGACGTTGTTTGAAGTGCGCGCGCGACCCTCTATATCACGCTCTTCACTCTTATCATTTCCCTTATTATTCAGAGGCTTATCTTCTTTACTACCAATCGCCTTACTGCGATTTTTCGCATTCCCTGCACTGCGACTTTTCGCACGCGCATTTTTCGCACTTTTCGCAGAAGGCTTACTCGCATTTTCCAGCCAGGCTTTGGCCGCTTTTCGGGTGATATATCGCTTTGCGGAACCATAAGAAACACCGGCCTGATTGCACCAGTCTTCAGCAGAAATCTGTGTTGCGTCATATGCCTTGGCATACGCTTCCAACAGACCTTTCCATTTGGCGGGATAATTGTCGTATGGGGCAGACATGGAGCTTTATCGCCCTCCCTTATGACACACAACAACCTGGTACTGCATATAGTCGCTCTCCAGCAAAAAAGAGACGACGACACCGGGAAGCATCGCCGTCCCGGTCCTTACGTGCTTGCAGAATCTGCTTCCAGCACACCTGCAAATCGACTTGCCGTTTGAAGTTTTGCCAGGAGCTCATCATTTCTTTTGGTCAGATCAGCGTTGGCTCTCTCCAGGTGCTCATTGTGTCCTTTCAGTTTCTGGAGATCTTCTTTCAGGGCCCTGTTGGATTTACGCATGGCGCTAAGCTCATCTGTAAGACGACTCACCTCCTGATCGAAATGGGCACGATCCTCTTCGGCTTGGCGTTCATACTCTTCCACCAGCCTTGTGCACTGGTCTCTCAATAGCTCATTACTGGCTTGCGCTTCCTTGCGCACGGTTTCCATCATGGTGCTCTGTATTTTCACCAGCGTTTCAGCGGCCTTAACATGAGCATCCTCTGCCTGGGCATGTTTTAAGCCAGCATCAGCGGCGTTCACTTTACGACCACCCCAATAAGCCCAAAAGCCAGTAGCACCCACCACTGCCGAGACAAGCGACGCCACGCCTAAAATTAATTCAGGCTTAGTGCTCCACAGCAGAGGAAGAGTTGTCACCGGATCGGACATCTTGGCTATTCCCCCATTCCCGGATGCTGCGCTTGTCGATGTTGCAGGCTTTGAGCGCGGCTTCCAGTCGATCCACTCTCTCCAGCAACGCGCCATTCGTCAGCCCTTGGAGCTGAGGTATTGGCGTTTCCAGCGTGTACCGTTCGGGCACCAGCACTTTCCGCATCTCCGTTTTGGGGATGTGAACCGTTTTCACCGGTCCCGAGCTGCATCCGGTACACAAAATCAGGCAAAGGCTGATCAGCCCAAATGCGGTATTCGTCATCAGTGTCTTTCTCCTGTCTAAGACGGTTCAGCCGATCCTGAAGCTGCGCATTATTTTTTTGATGGTTAGCTTCCCGTTGAGCATTGATACGGCGCTCATTAGCCTGCTGCACCAGCAGCCGGTTTATTTCATGCGCCTGCTCATTCAGAGTGTTCAGACTCCAGTCCCGTACTAACTCCAGCTGTGCTTTATCTGCCTGCAGCTGACTGACTTCCCCTTCCAGGTTTCCTTTGGCCACAACTTGCCAGCCAAAAACAGCGGACAGGATGGCAAGCCCGCCAGCCACCATGCGAAATCTAGTCATACCCTCACCTTCATGCGCAGAAAGAAGCGCCAAATACGCCTAACGTATGTCAGCGTTTCTTTTGAGTGATGACCGGTAACTGCAGGCAGACACTTTGATATGCCGTCGTAGGTCCGTTTCCCACCGCATAGCTTTTGTGCCTTGAGAAGATTGCCGAAACCGGCGTTATACGATGCCATTGCAAGGCTGTGACGGTCCTTTTCAGGTCGCGGGCTGCTCCAGCCTTTGCGAAGACGCGCCATGTAGTACGCGGAAGCCTGGATGTTATGGTGCTCACTGAACACCGACACCCCAGCAAACCCCATAGCAGTACTCACATCAGCCCATGTCCCCGGCATAAACTGCCCCAATCCTTTGGCTCCTACCGGCGACACCGCATATGGCTTTAACAGGCTTTCCTGGTAGAGCTGTGCTTTCAGCAATCGCCAGTCAAGACCAGGTAACCACATGCGCGCAGCATCTTTGATTTGAGCGTCGTAACGATCAGGAAAGTGCGTTGCTGACAAGGTAGGCGACACCCAGAAAACGCAGCCCGTAATAAAGAGCCAGATCCGAATATTTGCCTTTAGTTTTCGCATCATTAACCCACTCCTTAAATGAGACGCCCGCCAGGCGATCGAAATAGCGCAGCACCTGCGTTGAGATAACCAGGGCCACCAGCAGCAAAGCCATCTTCAGCAACGAGCCGAAGATGAACACATCGTTCATAAAGTCCGACGAGATCGGTCCATCCATAAGAATTCACCTCAAATTGAGTTAGGACGACTGCACCATGCAGCCGCTCGACGACATCTCACCAGTTCCAGGTGACTAACTCATCTAAAGAAAAATTTGTAGGACCATTGTTCCTATATAAAAAACTCAAATAATTTGTTCATTGCACAAATTTTATGTATTTTAAATAGGCAACTTGATGGAAAAAGGAGTGGGTTTCAGCGAATGACGAGCCGCCACGCTAACACGCGGCGAATAACGAGACTCACAACAAAAAAATATTGTGTAAGTAGGAAGTAAGGAGAAAGACATGTTGATTTTGACCCGCCGAGTTGGCGAAACACTGATGGTTGGCGATGAGGTATCCGTCACCGTGCTTGGCGTTAAAGGAAACCAGGTTCGAATCGGGGTTAATGCCCCCAAAGATGTGCCCGTGCACCGGGAAGAGATCTATCGCCGGATTCAGGATGGTTGCAACCAGCCACTATCCGGCACAAAGCCAAAGGGCGGCTTTAAAAAGGGAGATTATGTTTCGCTTCAAGGAACACCTATCTCCACTCCCATTCTGGATGTTGAAAAAGGCGTAGACGGTACGCTCACTCTTGGGGACGGCTCAACCGCGAAAGCCAGTCAATGCACCCTGCTCTGGCGACCATTCAAGATGGGCGATATGTCAGTAACGCAGCCCGGCAACCAGCGCCACGCAATCGCTAACCAACGCGACATTGATAGCGGCAATAAATTCGATCAGGGATTGGGCTCATTCCCGCTTGTGCATGAAAACACGTCATGGCGTGGAAGCCCTAAATGGCAAAGCACGGCGTGTCGCTGAAACGCGGCACTGCCTGGGTGAAATGAAAACGGCGGGGATTGCGGCCCCGCCGTAAAGACACAACCAAAATAAGGGATCGGATATGTCTCTGAAACTGGATTCTAGCACACTGCGGGAACTCCCCGTAGCGATGATCAAAGAGATCTCTCGCAACCCGCAGTATCGCCGCTTGCTTGAAAAGCATGCTGAAAGCCACCCCGCAATCGCGGAACACCTTCTACGCACAATCGCCGCCTAGAAGGGACCGCCCCGGTGTTGAATTGGCAGTCACACCGGGGCGAGAACCACCCGGAAGAAAGGACTTTCTATGCAATCCCGACTGATTCTAACCAGAAATCATAACAGTCCGTTCTATCCGAAAACACCTAAAAGCCCACTTTGTCGCTGTGGTTTTTAGATTTTTCACACTTAATCAAAGGACTGGCTATGTCTACTACTCAAATTGAGGGCAAGCAATACCCTGCCCGCCCAACCATCTTTGATCCTCATGTTGAGAAATCAGCATGGGAAAGTATCGCGCCTCGCTTAGCTGAATGGATGGGCACCACTGAAACCCAAGCTGTTGATCGCGCACTCAGACAGCGCGTCACATTTTCCTTGAATGAAGACGCATACGAAATTGCAAAAGGCCTTGAAAAGGGCGGTTGGGACACTGACAGAGACCTTCTCGACATATTAGAAGGTATGGACACTTGGTCAGCCGTACGGCGCGCCGAAGAAGCCTGGATAGAACAAAACAATATCTCCTCCTCTTGCCGACTCCACCAGCTGGTAGAAATACATCGATTTTCCGCTAAATGTGGTCGCGTCATCGGAGAAATTACCGATATTCACCCGAAGACAGGCAAAGTAGATGTATTCCTACCCCAACGAGGTTTTGTGCGAAAGGGCTCAGGCACCCATAGCACCCTTATCAACATAGAGGACATCACCTGCATTCCTCTGTCTTGCTTTGATCACCTTGAAGCACCGGTCATGAACGGCGAACGACGCTACCAGCTTCGCCCCCGGGACTTCATCTTGGTTAAGCCTCCAGGCTTCCCCCCCCGCCTTGAAATAGTGAAAACGGTACGCAATGCACAAGTCTACTTCGCCCAGATGCGAGACGACGCATACTCTAAGTCCCTGTATACCTTCGTGATCGATCACGCTCATGAGCAGCATTGCACGTTACTCGCTCGCCCAATTCTTGAAGGCGACGCCTTCGAGCAGCTGGAAAACGGTAGCTGGTCGGATGTGGATTGCAGCCTATACAGCGACCGCAAGTTAGAAGAACTGCGGGCCGCTAACGGCTTCACAACGCGCTTAAAAGACGCCAGCACGCGAGGCGACTTCCACATTGCCCAGCAGCTATCGGTAGAGTGAGGACTCTAGGAATGAAACGACAATCCCCAAGCACAGCGGCGATGGTACGCCGCGTTAAAGAATTCCTGAAAGGCCGCTCAGATGCATCTCAGCTGTCGTACGACAAAATCATGACTGAGACCAAAGCAACTCGCTATGCGGTCACTAAAGCCAAGCGAGACATGGGCCTGCTTGCATCTCAGCTAAAAATCAAAAAAGAGGCTCAAGCCAATGGGAAGCTTCCTGACGACCGAATGAAAGAGCTGAGAAAAGTCGCGCTGTATCAGCGACGCAATTACACCAGCGCAGAAAAGACCGCTCACATTGTCGCTGAACAATATGGACTGACTCATTCCGGTGAAATCAAAAAGCTGACATCGTACATACAAACTCAATATTCACCGCATGACAAAATCGGCATGTCTACCATGGCGCTGCGCGTCCCGTTTTCTGAGTTCGGAAAGCTCGTTTCCATTGGTGAAGAGAAGCTTTTACTGGGAGGCACAGCATGACATCTACCACCGACCTTGATCCACGCATGGCGGCCCGTGCCATCCTGGAACGAAACGCCACGTTAGAGCAGATCGAATCCTACATTAACTGGAAAAAGCGCTGCCATGCTGGCGATGTATGTGAAGGAGTCATGCACCTGCTGTTAGGCGTAGTCCGGCTTCAGAAGCAACAAATACAAGCACTCGAAGAAAAGCAGCTATCTCAGCTTTTGGAAATCGAAGACCTTAAAACCAGCAAGCTCTGCACTGATGGGATCCCAACGTTCTATCTCTCTGCAGAACACGCACCGGTCACGCACCGCCTGAGTGAAAACGATATCCCCATCTGGTGCAAATCTGCCGATGATGGAATGAAAGCGATCGATCTGATTCAAGAGCTGATTACTCAGAGTGAGAACCTGCAAGCCAATTCACCAGAACTGGAGGCATACAATGTGTAACCCCCCCAAGAAATGCCCGTTTTGCGCTGTCCTTCCGTCTTTTTTCGGGGAAAACGTTGCGTGCACCACTGAAGATTGCCCGTTGTGTGAAATTTCTTTCACATTGGAGGAGTGGAACACTCGGCGCACTCTGGAGGGCGAGCTTGCTGAAACGCTGCAGGAACACAAACGTTTGCATGCAGAACTGTCGGACGCACTGGAGTACGGCGCGGATTCGCCGTCACTATGCGACCTAGTAACAGATGTCCGCAAGCTGTTCGTTGAGCATTTTCAGCTGCAGGAACACCTAAAACGCTTTGATATCTTCGTTGAAGTCGGCAAAGAAATCCTTCGTCAGGATAACCGCTACACCGACCAACCGATGTTCCAGGTGCGTCAGCGAAAGCGCGTTTGGGGCTTTGATCCCAACAACCATGATCCAGAAAAAGTGATCTGGCTGAATGCAGAGAATGACTACAGCGAGGCTGATACCAAAGAGACATACCGCCTGAACCAATTGCATGATGACGGTGAAGACACCCATCCCTGGCTTAGAACCGGTTACGAGGATTACATGAAGGTGGTAACCACTTGCTTCACGGAGAAAGGCTGCAAAGCTCATATGGAGATCAACGGGCATAACCTCAAACAGCCTGAGATCTATGCAGAAGGCAGTTTCCGCAACGTCGAATACCAAGCGTTACGTAATGCCATGATAGATATTGCACGTAATACACCAGCTACTCGTATTGGCTCTTTTCGGCATTTAACAGACTTGACAGCATTCGCTAACGAAATATTTCAGATCAGCCGGGAAGATTGCAGCGCTGACGCCAGCACGATTCAAAGGCTTGGCATCAAACATGGCCTACTGAAAGAATCTGAACGAACTTCCTCTTATGGAGCTCACTGCGCATGCAAAGACGCCACTATTTCTTTTCCGACTACTTGTGATCTCATCACATACACTCAGGAGGTGCCACATGGCGAATAAAGCAAGTGTAGCCTGGGTGGGCACAGATTATGAAGGCTGCGGCATCGTTGTTTTTCACCATCATGGGCTCGCTGCTCGCCGCCTTGCAGCAGAAGCCAAAGGGGAAGACTTTGACAGCATAGAGCTTCGTCGTGCTCCTGAGTTTGATCAATACGCCAACCAAGGCTATGTCCCACAAATGGACCTTATTCGGGCAGGCTGGTGGTTTGAGTGCGCACACTGTGCAGCTCGCATTGATGAGGAGCACACACCTCTTCATCAAATCGTTCAGGAAGAGGAGGCGTTGTTTTGCAGTAAAGCATGTAAAGCCGCCCGAGACCAAGGGATACAAGACGTAAACGACCGATTTGAAGCGTTCAAGGAAAAGGTTCAAGCCCTACGCCCCGATCTGACATTCACAAGCTTTCGCGGTGGCTGGCCCATGACTAACATGAGTGCAGCATTTTCATTCCCAGGGATGCAGCACAACGCTTCTGTACATGAAGACAAAGGCCAGCTCACCTGGTGGATATCAGGCGAAGATCAGGACGCCTGGGATCAATATGAAGCATCACGAACCGCGAGCAATGAATAAATCTGTTCAATGAACAAAAACGCGCTACACTAATGGGACTGCAACAAAGAAGCGTAAGGCTATGACGAATAACGAAAAACTGATCATTATTCAGCGCAAACTGGGATTGCGAGCAGAGAATATTGCAACAGCGACACTCTCCTCAGTTCAAACCGTTTACGGCTGGCGCCAACCAGTGGATTCTGATCGTCACCGCGGCATGAGAGATCAGCCGTACAAGCTGCTGACTGACTGGCTAATCCAGGAAGGAAAAGCCAGCTCTATCGATGAAATAAACGCTTTGCTTCAGGACGCCGCATAAAGATAAGGGGCGGATGTATTATTCCGCCCCTTTTGACCATCCCCGGACTGTTAAAGCCCGTACCAGCAAATCCAACCCGCTACCATCTTTAGCCATCTTGGTATCAAGTCGTATCACCAGCCATCCAAGTATTGCAGCTTCACCATACTTCTTACAATCTTCACCGAAGCCTGATGGCGTTAGGTGTCGACTTTTCTGCTGGACCTTTTCGCCGCTTTCATTCGTTCGCGTCCGCCCATGGGTAAAGACCCCTCCTTCAAGTTCCACCGCAACGTTGTAATCAGGCCAGGCAAAGTCAAATCTCCAACGACGTGTTGGGTGAAACCTGAGTTCGTTATCCCCCCAAAGCGGCTCCGGCAAACCTTCACTTAAACAAAGCAGGTAAAAATCATGCTCCAGACCACTTGAGCGCCCTTTCCCGGGCTTTTTTGAATTACTGCCAGTCTTTCCACTGCCAACAGCTTTAGATGCTGTAGCGGCTCTGTAAGCCTTCAGAATCTTTTTGGATCCTGTGGTGTTCAGTCGCTCCAGATCGTTAACGGACAGTCTCACGCTAAAGCTTCAGCGGTTTTACCTCAAACCCTGCCAGCTCCAACCAGGAACGCCATGTCGGGTACGCAATACTCCTGGATTCGCCTTCAATCGCTATGTAGTAGCGTACCGCCCTTGCTGACATGCCGATTTTGCGTGCGATCGCTTCTCCGCTAGCTCGATCGCCATGGTCATTTTCCATCACCTGGCGCAATCCTTTGGCCATGTAGATAGTAGGTGATCGCCAGCGCTTATACTGGAGTTCTTCTGGTAACGCCCAGACCTTATCCCGACGTTCTTCGACGCTCTCTCGGTCAACATCCCAGCGTATTGATGACAATGTGCTGAAGCATGCGTTCGGTACGTCCTCCTGCTTTGTTGAGTGAACATACACCCAGCCCTTTCTAGGCGTACGCATTCGACAGAGCTCAAAGTAATGCGTTTCAGCCTCAACGGGATCATCAGTTTCAAGGCGCTCATGGCGCTCATGGCTATCTTCACCTTGCCAGTACACACGGTAGGCTTTCATACGTGTCCTCTTCTGTTTACCTGGAACAGTGTTCCAAGAATTTTTATCCAGCCACGGCGGTTGTGATTATTATTAATACAATGGTTAAAAGGATAGATATAAAAGAGATTATAAGATGGTTAAGAGGAAAAGTCGTATCTCTGTTTTTCGATGAATGTTCCCTAAATATCAGGCTTTCAAGCCATTGAAATAGGTCTATTTCTGTTTTTATGATAGGTCCACTTCTGTTAATTGGTAGGCCCATTTGCGAAAAGCCATAGGTCTATTTCTGTTTTTAGATAGGTCCACTTCTGTAACCCAAACCAAAAACAACAGCTTATCCACGTATTAGGCACATGTTGCCCACCAGCTATCCACAGGAAACGGGCATAAAAAAGGCGGTAAATACCGCCTCAATTTTATGAATCATCCAACCTACTGATGGCCAGCTATAACTGTATAGCTTCACCCTAAGCAAGCCCGCCTCTGCTCAATCAACATCGCCCGTTAATTCAAAGAACTCCTTCAATGTCATTTGATGAAGGGCCGGTATGTTCTGCACACACAACCCCAGCATATCTGCACCTGGATTAGATCTAGCTGCATTTAGCCGGTTTGAAAACCGCTGCAATTCCTTCCTACTAGGTTCGCTACCGTGAATCGCAATGTAGAGCTGGCGTAACGGACCGGCAGCTTTTATCGCGCCCGTTGCAGCTCTTATGTACTGATCACCCGCTTCAATTTTTTTGGGCATAACCACTCCTTCTCAGATCAAATGAGGATACTTTTTTTATCGATGCATATCAAAAATGATTTACAAGAAGCGGGCAGCGTGGGTACCATGCATATCATCTTTGATATACAGGAGTTTAAAATGGACCAGTACGACGACACCACAATTATCCCCAACTTAGGATCCCAGCTCGGCCTGCTGATTGATGACGGCCTGACAGAACCTCCCAGCGATTCCGGCCGGTATTTTTCCGCTCCTTCTATCGATGTCAACGAATACGAGCGGATAGTGCTCTGCATGTCCGGCGGTAAAGATTCGATTGCGTGCCTACTACACCTCATTGATATCGGTGTCGATCTGAGATTGGTCGAGCTCTGGCATCACGACGTTGATGGGCGCGAAGGATCATCATTGATGGATTGGCCATTCATGGCCGATTACAATCGAAAGCTGGCTGAAGCTTTCGGGCTGCCAATCTACTTTTCATGGCTGGAAGGCGGCTTTGAAGGCGAAATGCTAAAAGAAAACGCTTACAGCCGCCCTCACCACATAGAAACCCCGGACGGACTAATCACCCTGGAGCGCGACACTCGCCGGGCTAAGCCTGGCACTCGCTTGAAATTCCCCCAGGTGACCGCCAGCCTTCAGACAAGGTGGTGTAGCTCAGCGCTAAAAATCGATGTAGGTAGACGAGCCCTAAACAACCAGACCCGTTTCGACGGCAAGAAAGTTCTTTTCATCACGGGGGAGCGCCGAGAAGAAAGCCCCAACCGGGCAAAGTACAACCAACTTGAACCGCACGCATGTGACCGTCGTTCTGGGCGCAAAGCGCGTCACGTTGATTCTTGGCGACCTGTTTTGAATTGGACAGAAGAGCAAGTATGGGATGCCCTGCAGCGACACGGCGTAATATCTCCTGTGCCGTACCGGCTTGGATGGCCGCGATCATCCTGCATGAAATGCATCTTCAACGATGAGGTGATATGGGCAACACTGAGGCACTATTTCCCTGGGAGTCTCGACCTAATAGGCGCGTATGAAACTCGTTTTGGGACAACTATAAATCGAAACCGGATTAACGTCATTGACTTATCTAAGAAGGCTAAACCGCTCGAAATTGATGACAGGGAAGCGCTCATGCAAGCCATGAAACGCGACTATTCGCTACCGATCATCCAGCAAGGCGGCACCTGGCTATTGCCACCAGGTGCTCACGCAAAAACCAACTGCGGCCCATCGTAGCAACTCAAACATGAAGCGCTACCTCTTTAGAGTGCATCCGCAACCAGCAGTTGGATTGCCCTTTGAATACATCCTTACAGCCACCAGGAAGGCCGTTGCCGCAAACTTCACATCGATCCTTAGCCCACGCCTTCTCCTGCTCCTGTAGGCGCTCATAATCGTTAAGGATTAATGTGACGATAAACTCATTGGCATCATAAGGCGTGATGCCTCCACGCACATTACGGCAATAATCCATCTTCTTTCGCACAGATTCAGGAATCTCAAACTCAACAACCTTCATTCCCATTTCTGCCAATCGCTCTTTATCACGCCTGCGCTGAGCCTTCTTGCGATCTTTGTCACTGGTTGCCATACGCGAGCCTATTTTTTCCCATGGGAAATTCTCCTTTCTTCCGGTCTACACAAAGCACCTGGCCTGCCAATACCCGCACTTTGCAGCTTTTCAAAACCCATCCTCAAATACTAATCGCCGACATATACGACTGACTGTCGTAAAATCTGGGAACAGCGACATTTGTCGTATATCTCAGTGTTATGTTCCACTCTTAACTTTATCGATCACCTCTATAAGCTCCGCGTCTTCAGGTACTCGCTTATCCAGCCAAACCGCCTTGCTTCGCTTAACTCCCTCCTTGTCAGTGTGCGATACAGTTACACGAACATATGGAATCCAGTTGTCGAAAACATAGCTAACAGCCTTTCTTGCCAGCCTAAATCCGACTACGGAAACAGCTAATATCCCCGCTACGTAAAAGAACAAATCAATAAGACTCAACCTGCCATCCTCTTAATCCGTGAAACATAACAACAAGCGGCACGGGACAGGCCCGTGCGCTCCGGGTTATACCTCTCTGTCACGCACAGCTACTGCACCAGCAACCAGCACCTCAAACAGACGCGGTTTGTTTTTGTGCCAGTTATTGAGAGTCTGAACAGACTCACCCGTGATACGAGATAGTTCAGCCAGGCTTTTCAGCCCGGCTGCTTTGCAAATTTCAGAGGGCTTCATCTTACCAACCCTGCTTTTTTAAGTGATCCAATGCGGCCTGATAGCTGCCAACCCATTTTTCAGCCCCGCAGTACGTATAATCTATGGCCCACTCGTCACAGGACTCAAAGGTTTTGATAATCGCTTCTTTGTGGTGCTGATCAGACCACACTTTGATTTTAATAATGCCTACGGGTGCGCTCATGAATTCTGCGGTTATCATCGCTCTATCCCCTCTACGTATCGGCTGGGCCACTCCCTTACCGTTGATCCCATAATACTAAAACATTTTTAGTATATCAAGCATTTTACTAAAATATTTTTAGTTTATTTACGCAGAGGTATAACAACCCACAGCAGCGGACAAGCCGCTGCGCTCCGGGTTATGAATCACTCACCATGAAAATCAGGGCGGTAACTCGGTGGTAGCCCCAGCTCTTTTTCCCGCTGAAACTGTTTTAGATACCTCCTGTAGTTGCACAGGTGTCGCCACTCATCGCTATACAGATCGAAACCATGATCCAGCTCATCAAACATCTGCTGTTCTATGCGCTCCAAATCAGCGATAACTTTCTTGCAATATGTGATTCCGTAATTCATAACAAAGCCATCAATCGCGGACGGTTCACCCGCGTCCTGTTTCCTGCTGTTACTAATGCCGCCGTTTATGGCGGGGGTTATACCGCGCTCTCATGCTGTCTGATTTCACCAGGGTTACCTCTTAGCCAATACGCAAGCGCAAAGGATCCGCAGCGAATTAACGGCGTTAGAAACCCTTCATAGGTTGAATTGCACTCAGGGCAAACAGCCGTGCTACCGGCTTTATCCTGCCCAGCAAACTGTAGACGACAGTTAGTACAAACAAAATGCGGTATAACAACAGGCTCTTGGCTGGACCCGCTTAGCGCTTCCGGGTTTTCAGTTTCGTTCTGTCCGTTCATCTTTATCGCCTCCATCAAGTTAAATCGCGGGCCGCAAAGCCAGCCCCCCTGGGCGAGCGAGCCAGCCAGCATCACTAATTTAGCTTTGGGTTAGTGTGCTCGCCCTTGCCAGTTCAAACAGGGCGTGCCACCACTGTCGTTGACGATTTCATGACAAAATCCTTTCAGATACCTCCTGCCATGGCGCTGTTTGATTGTCCCTAGGACCATAATGGCCACGGCGGACACGGCGGCATCAAATTCATTTTCAGGCAGCTGTGTCAGAGCCTGCATCAAATCGTTTATATTCTCGATTTCTTTACTCACTGATCTCTCCAATAATTCGCACATTAAAAACGGCTTAAATCTCGCTCCTCGCCGAACAGCGCAAGCGCTGCCGCTTAAAGCAAGGGTTATGCGTCCCAATTCGCCAGATCCACATTAAAACCATACTTCTGCAGAAGCCTGCTGCTGAACTGGAACTGAGAACCGTAGAATGTGTGAGTCGATAAATACTCATCAAATTCGCCGGTCTCTTTATTCACAATCCAACCGCAACCATCCCCTATTTTCAGGAAATGGGTTTCTGAGGCTTCCACGGCTGCAAGCTCTTCCCAATTATCGATAGGTAGACATTGCATAGATCTATTCACCCTTGCCCGTTCATCGGCAACTGCTTCGACAACAATGCAGACACAACACGCTTAGCTTCCTCAACTGAGGGCAGGAAACCATCAGAGACATCAACAACAGACAACCCGCCTCTGCTAACTTCAAAGAACACTGAGTCATCCGGGCTATCCAATACATGAACAGAGACCATGGGGCGACCGGCATGGTCCTGAAGGGTAACCACCAAGTTCCCACCATCTTCAACAAACGCACGCTTTACTGCATGTTTTAAAGCATGGCTTTGCAGCAACATTTCTAATGCAGTCATAACCTATCCCACTCAAACGATAGACAATTACAAATACACCCCAGGGCGTGCCAACCTGCCGTCAGTGCTCTATATCCAGCGCCGCGCCCATTCAGTCGTTTAGCGTAACCAGCCGAAACCGGTATGGGCGTCATGGAAAGTGAGTCTTTACGGGTTCCTGTCCGGTTATCCGGTCTGTAGGGCGTATTCATAATGATCAGTCTGAATCCTGAAAAAGCGGCTTATAGTGAGTAATACCTTCTTCATTCCATCCGCTTTTTTTGTGATAAGCCCGAACCTGGTAGCGTGAAGCCTTCTCTTTACGGCTTGGAATAAAGCACCAGAACATATCCCAATCTTCCTCACCTAACAGGTCATCGCTTGGCGGCGTAGACGCCAGAGTCCAGCCTTCGCCAGGGTCCAGACCATGCAAAACATCAGCAAGGAATTCTATCTTTGAGATCTGCTCGGCTTCTTCAAATCCACAGCAAGATTTAAGCTCATCGTAGCGATCAGACACCCCCTGGGCCGCAATCGCCGCTTCCGTGCCTATAGCCGCACTGCGCTTATAGCTATCACTCGACAGGCCCAGCACTTCCAAAACGAACTTCGCACGTTCTATGCACATGTCAGAACTCCTCCTGATCATCAAAAACTAGGATCCTGTCTGATTCAGGGTCTATTTTTGCTTGAATAACGCCATGGCTCGCCAATAGCTTGAGCGCTTTATCAACGCTTTGTCTGAAGGCGGGGAGGCTGTTGTCTTTTGAGCCACATAGGCTCTGAAGGCGGGCAACCGATATTGCATAGCGGTTGTCTTTTTTGTGGCTGGCAAAGTAGATCTGGAGCCACTTTGCAATGTGACTATTGCCAAGCGCTTTTCGCGCTTCCCAATCAATGCGCGTAAACCCATGGCCGGCAAAGAAATCGATCAGCTCAACGGGCAACTGATACTCCCATGTACGCGAAACTTTTCCGTTGTCGCCCATGTACTTCCAGCGATCCAGAAGACTGAAGGAGAATCGCGTGCATCTCACACGCATTTCACCTGCTTCCTTGTATTTTCTGCTTATAACCCCTTCCAGGGTCGCGGACTTCAAGCGCCGCATGCACTCCAGAAGTCTTTTGTAATAAAAACTGTTACTTCCCCATTCTAATATTTTCAGGAGATCGGACCGTTTCACGCTAACAGGGCGGTCTATAGATCGGTCGCGGGCAACATGAAGCAGAGCAAGATAGACATCTAAATCATCCTGGCGAAGCTCGATGCCCGTAAACGTCAGCCGAAGCGGATAAAGCCCCTCATCGATCCGTGCCAACTCCTGACATTGGTATTGCTGCCTAGCCGTCGTTGTACCGATCGAAAACAATGCGTAGCGCACCAGTTCATTAGGTACACAGCGGACACGTTTCGCCCAAGGACGATCCGTCAGGTGACGGGGTTGAAAACTATCTGCGCAACCGCTGTTAGCGGCCATTCCCATTGCGCTCATAACAACTCCTAAAAATACCCGCTTTTTTGAAACGAGCGAATCCGTGGGCGTCAGAATTGGCGTTAGCCGCTGACCCCATTCAAAAATGTATGGCTTAGGAAAAAGCTAAAAGCTTCTAGGCGAGGCTTTCTAGCGCATCCATTTCTCGCTGCAGTTGATCCAGGTGCATCCGGTTCGTTCTGTGAGAGTGTCGTGCTCTCTCCACATTACGCCGCGCCGAATCCATTGCTTCCTGAATCTCTTCTCGCGTCCGATTGGGCTCTTCATAGTCACTGCCCAGAAAATCTTTAGCGTGCTTCTGTAAGTGCTCAACGCCTGGCGAACTTTTGTTCTCGTCATTCGCCGCATCGCTGGCCAAAGACTCATATAGCTCACGGTCACGATTGCGACAGAAACGGTGTAACGCCTCCCGGCAAGCCTGGTATTTCAGGTCATTCACCTCGGCAACATCCACCGGTTTTGCACCCATGAGAATGGCGGCTGCAATCTTCAATTCCAGCTCACCGGATATTGCAGATGCAGTGCCTTTTGATACTTCACTACCCATGATATTTCTTCCCCTGGCGGCATCATGCCGCCTGGATAATCTCCCCTGTCTGAGGATCAAACCCGATGGCCTGCTTGATCACCTCATCAAGCAAAGGCCACTCCCTAATTAACGAAAATCCAATCTTTTCGATCACACTATCCGGGAGCAATCCCCACGTTACAGCGCATAACTCTGCATCACTGCCATAACGTTCGAAGAACTCCCAGTCTTTACCGTGTCGGTAAACATGCCCTTCCGGTAACTTGCTCCGTTCAACCGGCTGATGGCATGCAGCGCAAAGACTGTAGCCATGAAAGTGTGCGAACTGGCGGCGCGATCCGTAATCAGGATCATGATGAAACCCACACCACAACTCAGTGTTCTCCATGAGAACATCGCCTCTGAGTCGGCAAGCGATACAGCCAACGTGGGCAATTACTCCCTCGATATAAAGCCGTTCAGCTTGCGTGGGCGTTCGTCCATTCATACGCCACCCCTTATGAGTCGGCAACGGCACCTAAATACGTAGCCGGATAGCGCCTTTCAGCGCACCAGTCCGTAAATAGGCGGCAAATTTTCACAAACCGTTTGCGCGCTTCGTCGTTATGATCAAGCTCAGCCCGGGACGTTACTTTGCAGTTGTGACGAACCCACTTTACAGCCATGGATTCGTCATACTGACGCCCGTCTGGGGAGCGCTCTGACAGATACAACCAGAAACGGGGATCCTTACAAAGCATGGCAGCCCGATTAGAGAAATAACCCCCTGTCGGGTCGTGCACGTCATAATTCAAAACTTGAAGCGTTCCGCCCAACATCATCTTGTTGAGCTTGCGCGCATTCTTAAACATGTCAAAAAGCTCTTCCGACACCTCAAATGAAATCCGGTGTGTCGGAACGCCTTGTGGATGTGAAATTCTCAGCACTGGCTTACAAAACGCCACTGCTGCTTCCAGACCTTCAAAGTCCAGAGGATTAGGCCCAGAGCCAAACTGCCCTGAAGCACCGCCATATCCGTTATCGCTCATAATGTCCACTACATCCTTTTGTGCTGCCTTCCTTTTACAGGGCGCAGCAACAATGAACATCAAAAAAAAATTTTTATTGATGTTCTGCTTCCTGATTTACGTCACCGTCACGCCAGTGGACAGGCGCGGCAGACCCTACGTATATGAAACCTCGCCGGTTTCAAATTTACCCACCATCTCAGAGCCTAGCTCTGTGATCTGAATCCACGTAGGTGTCCGCCCTCGCCCCTGCCCCGGTAATGATGTCCGGTTGTTGACGGTGATTAACCCCTGCTCCTGAAGCTTTGCGATCGCCTCTTCTTTTTGCTCGCGCTGCACCTTTGCCATTAACAGGCGACGAGTGACATCGCTTTGCTTTAGGCGAGATTCAGCTGCATTGCTCAGCATTACCAAAAGCCGAACATCTACTGAGGTGTACCCTGCTTCGCTTGATTCCATTGGAAATATTTCTCCGTATTTTGAGAGGTAAAGCCGCCAATTCTAACAGCTTTACCAACACTCCACTGTACGGCATCGCATTAATTTATATATACATGATGGCATAAACACAACCATACATACAAAAAAACATTATTCTTGACAGGAATAAATACAGAAATTAACTTATAAAAACGGTTGCGCGATTGGCAGAGCGCAGCCGCTTCAAAAGCAACGATAAGGAAAGGATTAAGATCATGCAGTTACCAGCGCGAAACCATCAGGATCAGCTGATCGCCATCTTTGCCCACCAGGGCATAACGATTCAGCATGCGTACCGCACAGAGCACGGTATCCCGATCCCAAACTGGCTAAATGAAGACGGCACAGAGTGCGTGCCCGGTATTTATTTGGGCGTTCCGAACAGCGAGTACCACGCGGCCCCGAACAGCTGGAGCACATCGCAGCTAAAGATCCTCATGCAGGAGACGCCTGCGCACTTTCACTCAAAATTCCTGGACCCTGAAGCCAAGCAGCTGCGCGAAATGAGCAAAGCTGAAAGCAGCGCAAAGAAAAAAACACTTGCGACCGGCGATCTAATTCACGCGCTGGCACTGGAACCTCACGCCGTCTACGAGCGCTATTACTGCGCACTAAACCCATCTGACTATCCTCAAGCCTTGCGCACCGACGAACAGATAAAGCGTGCACTGAAGGCAAAAGGCGAGCCGATGACAAAGTCAGGAGAGAAGAAAGAAGACCGCATCAAACGCCTCCTGGATGTCTGCCCTGATGCACAGATCTGGGATGATCTGGTTGCAAATCTAGCCCAGGAAAACGAGGGGAAAGAAAGCGTTGCTTACGCAACATGGCACCTTGCACACCTCGCTATTCAAAAAACGATGGAGCGCAGCGAATCTGCATTTTTATTGGCAGAAGGCCTGCCAGAGCTATCAATCTTTGCGCGCGATCCCGCAACGGGCTTGATGTTTCGCATTCGCCCGGACATCTTGCGAACCAACCTGTGGATGGTGGACGTTAAGAGCACTGCCAGTGCAAGCCCTGATCTTTGGTGCTCAACTGCAAGTCGCTTTGGATACCACCTGCAGGAAGCTGTTTACTGCTCAGTCTTTGAGTGGGCCACCAGCATTCCCGCTTCAGGATTTGGCTTTGTTGCCATTGAGTGGGAAAACGCCCAGATATCCGAACCGTACGACTTCGACCTCGAAACAAAAGAGGATAGCTTGAAGATGTTCATGGACGCGAAAGGCGTTCTGGCAGATTGCTTGGAGAGCGGAGAGTGGCAAGGCTACACCCGCACTGGCGTCACAACGGTATCCGCGCGGCCATTTTCTCGCCGCTTGCGTTTCCAGGCGGAAGAAGGAGGAGAGTGACATGCAATCCCCTTCAAACACAGTTTCTCAAGCACCGATCGACCGGTGCCTTGAGGCACTAAAGAAAGCGCGTGAGAATTTTGCCCGAATTGCGGACGCGCACAAGCGCGTCCTCTTTGCAGAAGAGGCAGAATTCGCAAGATCTATCCTGCTTAGAAGCGTCCCCGTTCGCGGGGATCGAAGCGCGTTCAAGCTTTGCTTTTGCGACCCGGACTCGGTTTACCACGCAATACTTCAGGTGGCAAAAATCGGGGTTACGCTCAACCCCACCGAAGGCCTCGCCTACTTGGTGCCTCGCAAAAATCAGCAGCGCGGCGGCATACTGGAGTGTCATTTAGAAATCAGCTACAAGGGCATGATTCAGTTAGCCATTGAATGCGGAACCATCACCCATGTTGTTAGCGAACAGGTTTTCCAGGAAGACCTGGACAGTGGTGCTTTCCAATATCTCGGCCCCGCTGCAGAACCCATCGTAAAGACCAACCCCTTTTCCTCCAGCAAAAGCAACACTTCTTCTGTCGGCGTTTGGTGTACCGCTTTCCTGAAATCTGGCGGCGTCATGACGACATACATGCGCCGCGATGAGCTGGATACCGTAAAGCTCATGAGTTTCAACAAAGATGGGTGGAACAAGTTCTCTTCCGAGTACGAGAAGAAAACCTGTATTCGACGCGCCTTCAAACTATGGCCAAAGCCTCGAAATGATGACCGCTTAGCCGCGGCAATTGCGTACATGAACGAAACTGAATCACCGCAATTTTCCGAGCAGCCCCCAGCGCCCCAGCCTCACACAATCGCATCCACACAAAACCAAGGCGGCATGGCTGCCATGATTGCTGCCGGCACGCAAGGACGAAGCCATGTCAACCAACACAGATAGCCCTACCGAACTGCTGGGACATCTGCAGATGTCCCCGCTTAACTCCGGTCATCTGGCAGAACTGTGCAGGATCCTGGTTCAGAAGACGGGCGATATCGATCTCCCACAGATTGACCGCCCTTCGTTGCGCAGTGACGCCCACCAGCACCTTCGCGAAGCGATGGTTAGCCTGGCATTGCTTGATACGGAAGTGACGACACATACGTGTCGAAACCGCATCAACGCTGCCCGCCGGGCATCACATGAAGCCTTACATTTGATGCCCTCCTATCGAGAAGCCCAAGCGGCAGTGGATTGGCTTCGCGATTGTGGGGCGCTGGACGACGTGAGTTTTGAGCCCGCCGAAGGCTCAAGCCTTTACCCCGATCGCCCCTGCTATATGCGCTGGCTGATCAGCACTCAATTCGAAGGGTTTAAGGCGCTGCCTTTCCCCGAGCTCAAGAAAAGAATTTCTTCTCAGCTGGATAGCTGAGTTACCGATGAGGATCATCAACATGCTAACCATTCACAACCCTGAACTGCGCAAAGCACAGCAACAAAAGCTGTTAAACGAATGGAGTCACCCAGTCGGGACCGCTGTCACCGTTACCGACGATGACGGCAATCAGTTCAACTCTAAAACCAGCAGCCACCCACGCATGTTGGGCGGCCACACAGCGGTGATCGATCTTGGCGATATTTGCGGGGCATACGCACTGGAGCGCGTACAGCCCTTGGAAGTAGATGCGCGGTTACCGGAAGATGGGGATGCCGCCAATGACTGCACATTGGAAGAGCCCAAGATGCGCCCGGAAACAAAAGAACCGCCAGTTACCAAAACGCCTCGCACATTTGAGCCTCCCGTCGCCAGCTCTGTTCCCGCCTCAGACAAGAAAGAGCCTCTGGCGCCAAGCCCTGCGCCTGATAGCAAAGCAGAACTAAAGCCTTTGCGCCTGCAGCAGCTGATCGTGCGGAACGTAATGGGCATTGAGGACTACACGCTGGAGCTTGACGGCTCACTCACGCGCGTCACCGGACATAACGCAGCAGGCAAAACCAGCCTTGTCAGCGCCCTTCTGAGCCTCTTCGGGGGCGGCTCTACCGCTGAAATGATTCACAACGGCGCAGAGCGCGCAGAAATTGTCGGTGTCATGAGTAACGGCATAGAGGCGCGTAAACGCATCGGTCAAACACGCGGCAAGTCGGGCATCACGGTAAAAGAGAATGGCCGACCGGTGCCTTCGCCAGCAACCTTTATGAAAACACTGGCGGACATGTGCAACTTAAACCCTCTGGAGTTCGTCCAGGCTAAGCCCGCGCAACAGGTAGAGCTGCTATTTCAAGCCTTGCCCATGACCATCACTGCAGAGGAACTGCTGGCGCTCACCGGAATTGATGATATTGACTGTGACAATCATGCGCTAAATGTATTGGATGCGGCTTATCGACGACTCTATGACTCGCGAACAGGCGTCAATGGCAGTGTCCGAAAGAGCCAGGAAAGCGTTCTGCGAATTGAGCAGTCCCTTCCTGAAGATTGGACCGACCGAAGCGAACTGGAAGCATCTAAAGCCACCCTTGATAGTGAGTGCGAAACCTTCGATCAACAGCGCCTAAATAAGCATCGCGGTGTCGATCAAGAAGCAGAGGACGGATATCGCCGCATCAACACAGAGCGCGACGAGAATGTTCGCCAGGTAGATGATCGAATTGCTGATGTGAATCGGCAAATACAGGCACTCCAGGAGGAGCTTGTATCATTATCCCACGCCAAGAAAGAAACCGATCTTGTGCATGCCAGCAAGTCTCAGCAGATCAAAAGCTGGGCGGAAAGCCAAAAGACTTTGGCAGATCATGAATGTGAGCAAAACTCGCAAGCCGCCCGCAGCGAAATAGAAAAAATCAACCTCCAGCTGCAGAGCCTTACATCGCACGAAAGCACGCGACGCATGCTGGACGACGAAAAGGCTGAGCTGACCAAGCTTTTGAGCCAACAAGCCTCGCTAAATGATCGCATCGATGCGATCCGCACTCGCAAAGGCGAATTGATCAATGACATCCCAATCGATGGCCTGACTGTAGAAAACGGGGCTTTGATGGCAAACGGCGTGCCGTTCAACATGGTGAACACAGCTGAGCAGCTTCGTCTGGCTGTAAAGATTGCCGAATTACGCCTGCCTACCGGTCCTGGAGCGCTGCGCCTGATCGTCATTGATCGAGCCGAGTCCATGGACACCAAAACCATTCACGAACTCCACAACGCCGCCCGCGTCGCCGACATTCAGCTGCTGCTGGTGGGTACAGATGATTGTGAACTAACAGTAACTCATGGAGATAACGCGCTATGCCGTCCAACAGCATGAAAGAACAGCTCGCCCCTATTAAGAAAAAGCTCAGCGGCGGTGGCGGGCTTATTTTGAACCGCGATATAGGCGACACACTTCACCTTGGTGAAGGCGAAGACGAGATCATCATTACCGTTATGCCAACTACGCGGCGTAGCAAAACAAGCCTTCGCATCCAAGCACCTAAACACATCAAAATTGATCGCGGCGAAAATCGACGCCGGTCTTAGGGACGACAGCGAGGCTCATTTTGAGCCTCGCCATTTATCGCTTCAGTCAGCTTAGATAACAAGGACTACATACCGTGAATGCCGACACAGTAGATATGAAAGACATGTGGATTCAATTCTCGCTGCAACAATCCCAGCAGCTAGAGGACCAGAAAAACCTTCTTCAGGAAGCGCTTTCAGTGATTCAAGACCTTATTGGCCTTGAGCAAGATTCCTCGGGCATCGCCGGATACCATCTTAATGGCGCCATTGAGCCCTGGGGGGAGACGTTTACGCCAGCAAAAGATATGGCTCAGCTCATAATTTCCCATGGGAAAAAAGCGCCAGCCATCCCCCAGAAAGTCCCAGACACTGTAGCGCTTCATCGGGAACTGGATAAGGCATACCTGGAAGTCAACGCTCTCCAGGATCAACTGAATATTCAAGCAGACATCACCTGCGTGGCAGAAGCGCGGCTCATGTTTATGGAGAAAAGCATTTCAGACGCGATGCAGGAAAATCCAAGCCAGGTACTCCTGCTGAACGAGATGCTAAACGCCGCTCAGGAGCGCTACAAAACACTGCCACCCACGCCCCGCCTTACTTTATCTGGGGCAACCAAAATACAGCAGGCAACGGCCTTGGCGTTTAGCTATGCCCTGGGCGACAGTAATGGCCTGCCTCTGGAAA